AAGGTTTTAGTCGGTGCTTCCGTAAAAAAAAAGGCAGTATGGAATCATTCTTGGTGGATGGTTCTTTGGAGCCTCAAGAATCTGATGCTGAGGTTAAAAACTTAGAGTCATTCCTTACTGAGCAATTAGAGGAGACACCAACACAAGAAGTACAACCTAAGTATTATGAAGAGGTAGAGGCTCCGAGCGAAGCTCAGATACAGGATGCTGCTCAAGCTGACGAGGAGGCTGAAAGGCAATCTCAAGTAAGGGAATTAGGAGGGATTGAAAAGGTAACACAATTTGATGAGGTATACGATGACCCTGAAACTCAATTTGAAATAAACCTTGAGAACATAACCCCTGAACTTGTAGAGGGTTCAGAGGAAAAAGTTGTCCCATTTCTTAATGAAATATTTGAACAAGAGGGATTTAAGTTTGAAGAGGTTAGCCCTCTTTCAGACCAAATGTTGGTATACCCTCCCGGTGGAGGAGCACCTAAGCTATTTGAATTAGATGCCAATACAGAGATTGAAGAGAAGTTTTTAAATAAAGGTCTCTATAATCCAAGGTATGCACGTAGAGTTAATCCAACTCTAAGTAAGAATATCGCAAAAGAGCTAAAAAAATTCATTACCGATAACAGAGAAGAGGTCGTACCTGAAGGGGAAGGTAAAATGTTTATGACCGATGCTCGAAGAAAAAATGCAATTAAAGCAAATAAAGATAGGGAAGCCCGATATAAAAACAATACAAAAGAATACAAGGAGCTAAATGCTTCAATAGAAAAAGATGCCGAGGTATTTAGAGATTTATCTAAGGAAGATATAAACGCAGACCCTGAGACGAGAGAACGATACGAATCTTATATAGATAATATAAAAACCGCAGAGATACAAAGGGAAGCTCTAATTGAAGAGACTAAGATATTAGCAGAGAAAGGTGTAGAGCTTGACGTTATAGCAGCCAACTCAGCAGAGGCACAGGCTCTTAGAGGAGATTGGCTTGGTGGTCTATACAATTCGTTCCTTGGTGGTGTCGGAGATATAGGAGCAGGACTTGCAGGTACAGGCATAGACATAGCAACCAACTTTCAAAAGAATGCAGGCTCAGGTCTTAGCGATGAGCAGTTTAAAAAAGAGATAATAAGGGTATCTAAAGAGAATGATATAGAGCTTCCTGAGAACGCAGAGGAGATGACCTTAGAGGGATTAGAGAAGGCTATGGGTGGCAGGGCTTACTCAAGAGCACCTGAAACATACAATGAGCCTACACCATACCTGCAAGCATTTAATAAGGTACTTGATATATCTCGAAAAGGGAAAAAATATTTTGATGACTATGAGGGTGCAAAAAAAGGTAGGGCGAGAAGTGTATTCTCACGTACAGCAGACTATGCAGACTTAGGTGAGGGCACACTAAGTGCTATTAGAAAATCAGTAGTAGACGCATTAGGAGATAAGAACACTACAGAGCAATGGGCTGAACTAAAGTCAGAGGGATTCCTTGGTGGAGCTGTATTAGGTCTGTCAAGAAGTCTTCCTGCTATGTCGGCTGCACTATTAGGTGGTGTACCGGGCGTATTAGCGTTAGCAGCACAGGCATCTGACTCCATATATAAAGAGATGGAGAATGACCCTGACTTTGCTGATATATCAGAATCTGAAAAAATGAAGGTGGCATTGCCAATAGCCTTAACGGTTGGTGTACTTGAGAGGGTAGGTCTTAGAAATGCTATCAGGGGTACAGGTATGCTAAACAAACTTGTATCGAAAGCTATAGGAAAGTCCACAGCAAGGACTACAGCCAAAGAGTTCACGGACCTTGTAGAGACAGAGATAGCGAGTGGTGTTGCAAAAGGTCTGATAAGAGCAGGTGCAGCAGGTGCAGCAGAGTTCGAGACAGGATTCCTTCAGGAGATAGCAGACGTAACTGTAAAGGATATGTATAATGAATCAAAGGGAAAGAAAATGTTTGACACCCCTGATACATTTGTAGATATGATTTCAGATGCTGCATATGCAGGAGCACAGGAGGCAGTAGGTGGCTTTATATTAGGCAGCCCAAGGGCGGTACAGTCAGCAATATCAGGTAACACAGTATTATCTGATGAAGAGTTTCAATCATTAGAGGCGTTTGTACAAAATCCTGAACTACTTAATGTATATAAAGACAAACTTAAGTCAAAGGTAGCGAGTGGTCTTATGACTTTAAAAGGTGCTAATAATGAACTTACATCTTTAAAAACAGGGTTAGGTATAATAAGAGATACTGAAGCATTTTTCACAGGAGACGTACCTGTATCAGAAAAATCAGAGGCGTTCACTCTTGTTAGTAGAAAGAAACAATTACAGCAAGAGATAGAAGGAGCTGACCCTGAGTTGGTTACACCACAGCGAGAAGAACTTAAGAAAGTAAACGAGAGACTAACAGAAATTTCAAAAATAGATGCCATTCAAGAGCAAAGCACAGAGACGGTGGATGCACAAGAACCTGCCGAAAGTAGCCCAACAATGGGAGATACAGTATCCGAAACAGAGACCATTACCGAACCGACTGAAGTCGACAAAGCTAAAGTCGAGGAAGAAGTAGCTTATATAGAAAGAAGGAGAGAGGAAGAGTTAAACTTAGAAAAACCTTTCAAACAAAAAAATGATGGGAGTGGTTTAGTTGAAATTAAAACAACTGTTACAGAAGAAGATGGTATTAAAAAAACTACATTTAAAACAAAAACTACTAATAGAAAAGGAGAATCAAGAGAACTATTCGATAAGGGTTATAATACTATTGATGATTTATTTGAAGATTTAGGTTTTGAAGAAACTTATGAAGGAGAAGAAAAAGTATTAAGAGATTTAGCACAAGAAGGCAGAATAGCTGTAAAAGAAGTTAGAGAAATTAATGGTGTTTCAGTAGCTTCTATTGAAATTGCAGGAAGTGTTCTTGATGTTAGTTTAAATAAAAGAAATAAAGACAACGCTAAATATGATGCTGAAATAGCAGAGGTTAGAGCTGCACAGCAAGTCGAGGAAGAGGCAACAACAGAACAAGAGGTAGAAGACTTTGAGGCGTTTATAGAAAGTGATAATGCACAGTTCCAATTGTCTCAGGGTACTACAGATGAGAAGACAAAAAAGAAACAGACAAGAGAGGCGTTAAAGGTATTCAAAGAATTAGATAATCAGCCATTAGCTGAAGACGCTGTAGAAGTAGAGCAGCCTGATGTGGCTACAACACCGGTTAAGGTTGAGGATAACAATAGGCTTGCTAATAAGATTAAAAGGTTTAAGATGATTGATATCATAGGCAGGAAGCTAAACCTATTAATGGCTGATAAACTAAAAGTAGAACTAAAAGACCCAACGAAGCCATACAGTAAAGAAACCAATCCATATAAAATGATGGGAGGAAACTTCTTTCCGTTGATGGAAGATATGTTTGGTAAGATTGCGTGGGCATCAATCACAGATGCAGCGACAACAAAGATAATAAAGGGTGCGATGGACGGAGACTACTCTGTGGTCTACAATATGGGCAACGGTGGTATTATGTCAAATATTATCATAGCTGAGATGTTGGACGAGAAGATACCTGAAGGCAGAAAGGCAGAGTTTTATGAGCTTATCAAAGACAGGGTTAATGAATCAGGTTTGAAAGACGTTAAGCCTGCAAAAAAACACATAAAGGATAGTACCGATATGAACTCATTCTTTAAGCTATTACAAGAAGAGAAGGTAGAGACAAGGGCTGCTGTTATGGAACTTATACTACCTGAAGACTTAGATATAAAGTCAAAGAGCACATTAGAGCAGGAACTACAGGGGCTTGGCATATCAAGAGATAGTCTAATCGAGGAGACGAGCGAGAGCTTTGCTAAGGACTTACCTACAGGTGCTATCACTATGGTGCTTGAGATTACAAATAAGGATGGTATCAAGGTTAGCGAGCTAAAAAAGCAGCTTGATAAAAAACTTAAAAACAAAGAGATAACAGAAAATCAGTACGACAAGGGTATAGAAGATATCATAGCGTCTGCAAAGATGACACAAGAGCAGCAAGAGGCTGAGGGTATACCAATCCATAATAACTACCCGTACTATATTAGAGGTAGGGCAGTTGCAATGATGGAAGAGACTGTGCCATTCTACAAAGTGATTAAACAATACTCTGATACCCTTCAGGAAAGAGTATTAGGTAGAGACAAGAAGAAGGCAAGAGGAATAAAAGAGGGTCTCAAAGATTTTGAGGAAAGAGTATACACCATTATTAACAAAGCTAAGGGAGATAAGGTATCAACAGTAGACAAAAAGGCTGCGATACAAGAGGTACTTGATTCAGAGGATTTCAAAAAATTAAAAGTTAAGGACAGGAAAGTAATCAAGCCGCTATTAGAGCAGGCTTTGGAATTAAATAGCAAGTCAAAGATAACCGAGGTGCTTGCAGTAGCAGAGACTCCTTTAGCTAAGATGAGGAGATATAGTGCAGCCGAGGCACAGGCTGCCGCAATGACTTCAGCTATGACAACAAGTAGCACAGCGTATGCGATATCTGATTATGTGGCATCTGATTATGAAATATTCTTAAATAGGATTAGCAAGTCATTCCCCAATGTAGAAGTTGTAAGCACACAAGAAGAGTTTGACGCACTAATTGAAGACGTATATGCTAAGAGTCTGTCAACTAAAAACCAAACTATATATGGTGCTGTATACAGGGGCAAGCTATATCTAAACCCAAGACAAAGAAACTTCAATACTCCTATACACGAGTATGGGCATATATGGCTTAACACAGCGAAGCAGGAAAGACCTGACCTATACAAAAAAGGTATGGAGCTTATAACCAAGGACAACGCCTATATAGAACAGATTAAAAATAATCCTGACTACATCCGTGTTGTGAAGCAAATGAAGAAGGGTGGTGCTACAGATGCTGAGATAGATAGCTACATAAAAGAAGAGGCATTAGCTACAGCCATAGGAGATAAGGGTGAGGCATTCGTTAACGCATCTGTAAAGAGAAACTTCAAAGAGTGGCTTACTGATTTATTTAAAAACATTCAGAAGTTATTTGGTATATCTACATATACATCAGAGCAACTTCAGGATATCACGTTAGATGAGTTCTTACAGGGGATTACAGTAGACATACTATCAGGCAAGGAGGTGTTTAAAGATGCGAGTACCAAAGCGTTTTCAGATGCATTGCAGTTGATGACATCTACCGAGACAAAGGGATTAACCCCAACACAGATAATCCAAGTAGGTAGGGACAACAACTTTAAGGATAGCACTATTAAAGATTATTTAGTAAGGATTAAGGGCAATAAAGTCAAGGATATAGATGCACTACTAAGCACACCTGTAGACTTATTTTCTGATAAGTTCCCTGAGAGTTTTAATAATATCGAGGGCGGTGCAGCAAAAGGTACAAGGCTATATGACAGAGTAAATAAATTTGCCAATAAGCTTATACAGAAAAACAATAAGAACACAAGGCTAACAGACTTAGAGTTAAATGCTAAGGTAGAGGAGTTCGCAAGAGAACAGAAGAAAGACTACATTACTAATAGTCAGCTAAATGATAAGGTAAGAGAGTTTAGAGAAACACTTGAGGCAAAAAATTCAAAGCGTAAGAAGCCACTAACTGCTTCGCAGATAAACGCTAAGGTAAAAGATTTCAGAGAGTCTGAGATAATAGCAAGGGAAGAGACGAACAGTATCATCCAAGAAAATATTACAGAGTTTAAAGACAACCTAACTGAGTCTAATAATAGAAAGGCTCCACTACTTTCAAAGCAGGATATTGTAGATAAGACAATAGAGTTCTTAGAGGCACAGCCTGAGTATATAGCCGAGGCTGATACATATACAGTAGGTAGCGAGAAGAAGGGAACCAAGGAGACAAAGAGACGAAAGGGTTTATCCACACAGCAGGCATCTATGTTAAGCGACTTGCAGAAAGTTATTGGTATTAGACCATCACAGGATATGGCAGCTAAAATCAGTAAGGCTCGAAGGATGATTACGCAAAGGAAAAAAGGTGCAAGAGATTTAAACGCAATAAAAACAGAGCTAAGGAACTTTATCAGGAAGACTATACCAAAAGCCACGTACACTAAACCTGAAGTGATAAACTTAATTAGAAAGGTTAGCATTGCGAATGAGGCAAACATTGATAATATATATAATGAGGTATTAGAGTTTACAACGAAGAAGAATGTAGAGATACTATCTAAAAATATTAATAAGATTTTAAGTGAGACATTCACTAAGGTTGAAAGCGGTAGGCTCAAAGGTGTAAAGATTGATGTCGCAAGCAAGGAGAGAATTGATGCAATCAAGAAGATGTTAGCTACTGAAGAGATGAGTGCTGAAGATATTCTTAATGCTAATGTCCTGCTAATGGCAGAGTATGTTGAATTGCAACAAAATCCTGAGCCGACTATTGAGAGTCAATCCAAGATGTCAGACATTCAGATAGCAATGGAATACAATAACTCATTGCTAATGGAAGATACCGATATAAACAAGGTTACCTCTTTGGATTTAGTAAGCACATCTCTTGACGAGCTAATACAGGATGGTGTTACAAGATTAGATAGAGAGCTACAGATGGCTTCTCAAAAATACAAGGAGACATTTGAGTATATATATGAGGATGTTGTTGGGGAGCGTATTGATATGGACTCTCCTGATGCCAAGACAAGATTAGACAAGGCAAAAAGAAACAGAGCCACTCAGGCTGAGAGGGAGAGAGTTGCCGGCAATATCAAACGTGCGTTGAACATTATAGGTAGAGGTATATCTAATGTCTTTACATCTGCCGAAGCACTCGATGGATTGATGGATAAGATTTCGTCACTACCGGGAGAGATGTTTGGTGGCAGGACTCAGGAGATAGTTACAGATAGGATTGATGCCGCATCAAGAGAGTTCAAGGGTAGGAAGATGTATGTAAGTGAGAGAATCAGAAAAGAACTTGAAGAAATCTATGGTAAGAAATGGAAGGAAGAGGCAATAAAAAACACAAAGACAATTGGTACTGAGATATATAGGGATACACAAGAGATAGCTGATGCAAAGAAAGCATACGAAGCAAATCCTAATAGTGCTACAAAGGAAAGTTTAGCTAACGCCATATTAAACAATGAATTAATCTTGAGTCCGAATCAGATGTACTATTACTACAATCAATTCAAAGACCCTGCAAACCTTGGAGCATTCTCAAATATGTTTTCTCTTGAGAGCATTAGTAAGAATGATACACAAGAAGAGAAAGACCGCAAGAATAAAATAAATGAGGCGAACGCTAAGAGGGTAATGGATGAGGTTACATCTAAGCTGACTCCTGAATTAAAAACATTTGCTGATTGGCAGGTGAATGAGTTTTTCCCTGAGCTGTATGAGAGATATAATCCTGTATATAAAAAGATATACAGGACCAATATGCCTTGGAATGAGTTCTATGCAGGTATAATATACAGACAGGGAGTTGAGCTTGAGCCAATGGATTTACTCGCAGGATTAAATAGCTCATCTATGTCAGCAGTTACAGCAGCATCAAGCAAGATAAGGAAAGCTAACAATTTAGAGATAGCTAAGACGGATGGTACGAATGCATTAGCAAACTACCTTGAGGATATGGAATACTTTGCAGCATATGCAGAGGTTATAAGAGATGTTAATAAGCTATTTACTAACGAGTATATTTCTGATGCCATAACAAGTATGCACGGGAAGACTACAATGAATCTAATAAACGATTCTATTAAGAAGATAGCAAACAGAGGTGTGGCTAATACAACAGCAGACAGCCTTGTTAATGGTATGAACACCATATTTGCTACATCAAGAATTGGATTGAGTCCTGTTATTGCAGTTAAGCAGTTGACATCTGTATTCACATTTGCTAATGATATTGGTATAGGTAATTGGGTAAGCTATGCAGGCAAGAGTATACCTGAGATATCAAAGACTTGGAAGGAAATAGTTGAAAACTCTATATACCTAAAAGATAGATATGGCGAACAGATATTAAGAAATATAGAGAGCTATAGTGAGTCGTCAATGAAAGATTTTGTGCCAAACCCTACTAAAGAATTCATTATGAATGTCATACTATACAATGTTAAGTGGGGAGATAGGACTGCTATTATGGTAGGTGGTATGCCTAACTATAATTTCTACAAGGCACAGTATAAAAAGAATAATCCCAACGCTACCGAACAGGATGCTATTGACTATGCCATAGTAAAGTTTGAAAGGGATACAAAGAGAACGCAGCAATCAGGTGACCTTCCTGATAAAGATGTATTTCAAACAGGAAGCCCACTTGTAAGGGCAGCGAATATGTTCTTGACAACACCAAAGCAGTATCTAAGAAAAGAGATACAGGCAGTAAGGAATCTTAGCAGGAAGGTTTCACAATGGGATAAAAATGCAGGTAAGGGTACGGTAACAGAGAACATAAGAACCTTTCTTATGTACCACATATTTATGCCTGTGCTATTCCAATATATATCCGCAGGGCTACCGGGATTGTTTGCTGATTGGGAGGATGAAGATGAGCAAGACTTATTGAGAGCAGGGATACTTGGTAACCTTAATGCATTGTTTATAATAGGTGAGGTTATTACAGGCATTGGAGATTATCTTACTCATAAGCCGTGGGCAGGTGAAGGTACTAAGTCAGTTGGTTTACTAAACCTCTCATCACAATTGTTTAAAAAAGCAAAGAAGGCAAGAGATGCAAAAGACCTTGAGAAGAAATCTAAATATTGGAATGACTTTATCTTTGAGTCTGCAACAATAACGGGTCTACCTGTACCAACATTAACGAGATTGTTTGAAAACATAACAGACATAGGAAGCGATAATGATATGGGTAAGGATGTCTTGAGACTTTTAAACTTTTCTAAATACCAAATAGATGGTCCGACTAAGACTAAGGCTAAGGCTAAGACTAAGGCTAAGGATGATAGTGTAAGCACTACACCGGGATACTTTAGGAGGGGTGCTAAAAAGAAGAGACGTTCACGAAAGAGGTCTTCAGGTGGGCGAAGATTTTTTTAGATTAGAGACTTGTAACTACCCTATACAGAACATACAGTAGCATTGAGTTTAATGCCAATGCTGCTGTAAATTCTAAGTATTTTTTTTGATTGCTGTTCATTGTATTAAGTTAGTTTAACGCCCTTAGATATGTCGAGGTATCCTATCTCCTTGGAGATATTATTCCTTCCATTAAAATCAGTATGCCTTGGTAGGTCTTTCATCTCCCACTCAACATCTCCATACTTTAGTAAGTAGAAAGCCCACACCCCTTCAGGTGTAGAGTTTATGTATACGGGTCTTGTGCTATTCTCTTTAGCCCTCTTCATTAGTGCATCATACTTTTTCTTCTCAATGATTAGACCATCGTAGTGCTTTCGTCTGCACTTCAACTCAATGTCCATCTCGTATGCCTTTGATATGCAATCGTGACGAGACATCTCATCATCAGACTTCTCTAAGTCTTCAACAAAGTATTCCTTTAGAAAGTCGAACAGCTCTTGCTCCTTGAAAAAAAAATTGTAGTTATATTTCATCTTCTAATGAAGACTCAATCTCCCTGAGAAAAGAGATTAAGTCTTTTAGTTCTTTCTTTAGTGGCTTAAATTCTCGGTCAACTAAAGACTCGTATATAACATTAGAAGAGTCGTTGATTGTGTCCATCAGATAGTTAATGTGAGCTATTCTCTCTCTGTCGTATGCTGATGGTTTTGCCATTGTGTTATTGTAATCCGTTATAGAAATGAGTTAGCTTCTTCAGAACCCCATCTTCTGCCCCAATTCGAGTTCGCTCTTGTATAAGTTTAAATATATCTTGGAGCCTGCCCTTTGTCTTGTAAGATGATTCAATGCTATCCTTTAATTGTTTCTGCTCGGAATATAATTCATTTATTTTGTTTTGCAAAAAAAAGATTTCCTTAGTTAACTCTGAATTTGTAAATTCAAATATGTGACCCAAGTCATTTACGAACGATTTCCTAACAACAGCGTAGTCTTCGCTCAATGCCTTGTCTGTTTTCAAGTACCACTCAAATGTTTTTAAGTAGTGGATAATACTTGTGTGGTCTTTCTTTAGGAACCTTCCTATCTCTGATGGTCCGTATCCTTTCTCGTGCATTATGTAGGAGAACATCATACGTGCCTCTACCTTTTCTTTTGTTCGGGACTTATCTTTTATTACATCCACGCCTAAGTGGTGTTGGATAATGTCCTTCAATGCGTTCATTCTTACTGAGTTCTGTGTCTCTTTAGCTGTCTGTGTCTGTGTTTGTGTTGTCATATTTTTTTTTATTTAAGTAAAATTGTATTGATTTATTTAAGTTAACGTAATCTAAGTATGTGTCTGAGTCAATAGACTCAAAGTCAAGTAGCAATGGTAGTTCCCCTGCCGTGTTTAAAAATTCTATACGAAAGAATAATGGAGACTTTCCCTTTACCACACCAACCATCTGCTGTGCCCATCTATCCTCTATCGGTAGGTAGTCTGTAACCTCAACAAGCTGTGTGAGTATATCGTCTGAGTAGTCTGTGAAATCAGATAGGGCTTCAAAGAACCACCCATCCATCTCAAGTCTTCCTACTATTGGATGCTCATCACCCTCTGTATACCTCTGTTCTGAATCCATATCCTTCTAATTCTTTTATTCTGTACTCTTGAAGCGAAGATAGCTTTCCCTTGGGAGTCTTTATCTCGCTAAATAAAACATCTGTGTGTGGTGGTATAGCCAACAGGTCAGGTATACCATTCTTATTTGTAGTGGTTAGCTTTATCACATAGTAACCCTCTGCTTCGAGCTGTTTAATTCTCTTGGTCTGAATTTTCTGCTCGCTCATATCACAAAGATAGTAAATCCTTTTTAAAATGGTTAACAGTATAATCTTTTTTCTTGCTGACAGCTTTATATATATCTCTCTCTATGCCACCCTTGGCAAAGACCCAATACACATCTGACTCAAGTCTATCCTTGGTTGTCATCCTATCCCGGCTCTGCCAATAAGATGTAGCACTAAAGTCTATGTTATAGTAGACAAGAGCCTCAGCCTGTCGTAGTGAGATACCCTCACGACCTGACACTATCTGTAGTGCTATCGACTTGTCTGTGTCTTCAAAGACACTAAGCTCTGTGGTTAGGCTATCCTTTCCGTATACCTCCATCAATGCGTTCAACTCTTCTTTAAACTTATAGAAGATACCAATCTTGGCATCAGCAAAGTTGTCGTGTATATACTTGGCTTTACTCAAGTCTATAATCTTAGAGTTGCCCGACTCAAACTTAACTGTGCCTGAGTATATCTGATGTAGTTTCATCATTAGCTTTACAGGAGTATCGCCAAGTATGGTCTCCTCTTTTCCCTCGACTACTAAGTTCTTCTTTAGCTTGCCTGCTATGCTGTGTGTTAGGTCTGACATCTCTACCTCAAGTACGTGCTCTCGTGTGTCTACCTTGAAGCCTGCCTCTTTTTGAGTGTATGCAATAGTGTATGGCTTCATCTTGTCCAATATAGTAGTCATACCATCCTTGTATTCGTTGATAAATAATCCGTTTATCTTTCTCTGCTTTACTATCACATAGTCTTTAGCAAACTTATAGAACGATACATACTCCTTGAATGGGTTAGATGGTATGGCATATACTTGGTGGTACATCTGACTATAAGACTCAGGTGTTGGCGTACCTGATAGCAGTATCACGGATGCCTTGGTCTTCTTAATCATATCCCTTACTGCCCTTGCTCTTTTACTTGGCTTAGGGTATGCTCCCATACTATGAGCCTCATCACAGATGATGACATCAAACTCAATTGAACTATCAACCTTGTGTAGTGACTCGTAGTTTATAACCACTAAGTTGTAGTCGGGTCTGAGTAGATTAAAATCATTCTCAATACTACTGATTGCCTTCTTCTTTGTTATGAACAGGACATTCTCACAGCCCATAAGCTGCGATATGCCCATACTTGTAAGTGTCTTACCTGTCCGCACCTCCATAGCTAAGTATAAGAAGCCGTGCTGCATAAGTATCTGTGTGCCTTTTGATATTATCTCCTCTTGATAATCTCTGAATTTAATTTGTTTTGGTTTTTCCATTAGTTCTTTGTAGTGTGTTAGCGATGCCTTGGTCTTGGCATCTAATTCATTGCTTGACTCGTAGACTCTTGTCTTTACGATGTGTGAAGCCCGACCTCGACCCACCTTCTTTTCTTTGGTTCTGAATATAATATTGTGGAATATCTCGCATTGTCTATGCATCATCTCGTCTGAAAATCCTGCTATCCTTTTAGTTATCCCACTCTTATATTCTCCCTTTAATATATGTGCCTCATCCATATCTTACTAAAGACTTATAGGGGTTACTCGTTTAATCATTATCCACTTTCCTGTAGATGTCCTACCTGTTTCGGGTTGTATACCTGTAAGATGTGTTCCGTATGCGATAAGCCATCTATTAAACATAGTAGCACTAAGTGATTGTTGGTCAGGGTAATCTCTCTTAAACTCTGCAAGTAGGTTGCTTGTCTCAATTCTTATACCTGTCTCTAATGAGTCCGCCTTTTCTGAGCCTTGTACTAATCCACACCACTCAATGAAGTCGTGAGATGTCTCAGCAGATAGCTGACGAATCTTTAAGTTTATGAATCTGCTTTTTACTAATCCTGTTTTTAGGAATCCTTGTAGGCAGGATATCATATAGTTATCAAATAGACACCACTCATCCTCATCCCACTCAGAAAAGAAATGTTTCCCAAACTCATCAAGTGGAGTGTAGTTCTTATTGTATGCAGAGTGTAGTTCTACCTCCCACTTACGTCTTGCAAATGAGTTACCTGTACCCTTGATTGCGTAGTTAGTTGTTATCCCAATCTTAGGAGAACGTGAGAATGGTATCTTGATTGCATCCTTATTCTTCTTCTCCAATGTCATACCCTCGGTTACTACACTAAACAATCTTTCAAAATCAAAGTTCTTCTTGACATCATCAAAGCATAGTATCTGTGTATCTGCTGATACTAATTGGTATGGGAATGATTTCTCAAATGCAAACTGCTTTCCATCAATCACTACGACCTTCTTCATCTGAGATAGTGCGTTCATAAACAATCCCTTACCTGTACCTCCTTCGGGGTTATCTGATATAACCTCATCATTAAGTATAACAGCAGGGCAGTAGCTAAGATTCTTATGTCCGTGCATCATAAACCCTATCGTGGACTCCATAGTATTCAGCCTGTCGTTATCGTCATTACATATGCGAGATATGAATACCTTGTAGTCTGAACCCTCAGCATCACACATCGTAAACTTCCTATCTATTACGTGGTCTTTCCAAACGTATCCACCCAAGTCAAGGTAGTCAATATGCTCTACACCATCATTCGTAATCTTTACTGCACAATTATTGTAATATAAAAACGAGGTATCCTTAGAGTCCTCAATGAAGTAAATATCTATGGTTGATAGTAGGGTAAGGAACTCCTCTCTAAAGTACCTTACAGAGTCTGCAAAGTGGTTGTATACCGAAAGGTCATCTAACTCTATGAGGTAGTTTAAAATAAAATCCTTAATCTCTTTCTCTGATGTGTGGTCAATTAGATTGTTTGTAACCTTTACAAACACATAGTTCTTGCTGCCTTCGGGGCAGTATTTGTAGAAGCCATTGTCCTCAAGGAATTTCTTAAAGCTAAAGTGTACTAATTTTATAACACCCTTCTCGTTCTTTTCCCAAAAGGTTTGCTGTGCATTCTCCTTTTCAATTCTATTTATTACAGATTCAATATTATCGCCATCAATCCCTGCGTCATCTAACTGAAGGCGAATCTCCTTTTTTGATACACCTCTCATCATCTTAGACTTGATTGCATTTACCTTGTCCTCGTCCTCATAATACTTCGTTCCAAAGTTTTCAGTTTTTGAATAGGCAGAGTCTATCGTTCTCTGAATCTCTGCATCAGAGAAGTCATTAGCTGCATCCTCGAATTGGTTTAGTACATATGCCGCAAGTGATTTGTTTATACCATAGTCATTGAACGCAGCAGCAAGTACATATGCGTGTTGGTTTCTCTGTCCATCTGACATAGGGAACTTCTTTGTCCACCACTTTACTAATATATCAACCACCTTGTTCTCATCTGTGATTGGTATCGTTGGTGTATCTCTGTGCTTTATAACCTCATTATACTCAGGCTCTGCTATCGTATCCCATAGAGATGACTTTTCGTTGATGTGAATCAATGGGTCATAAGACTCGTAGCATACACGAGATATATTCTTTGATGTCTTGTCAAAGTATTTACTATCAAAGTATTTCTCAAGTGAGTTGAAATAGTTTACGTGATTGTTTATATCCGTAGGTATCTTTATCAAAGCCTTTAGACCATTACCCGATGGAGATATGAATACTGAGTATACATATTGGTCTTTGCTTAATCTCTCTTTGTGTTCGAGAAGTATTTTCTTTTTCTCGTATCCATCAAAGTCAAGGCAGATGATTCCGCTATGCTCTTCGATAGATGCATCCTGTCTCTTTTGGAAGATACCACTAAAGCATATAGCAGGAAGCCTTCTCTTTAGGTCGTTCCTCTCTATCTTATCCTTGGTCTGTCTTATTTCTTTTACGAGTTTCTTGGTGGCTCCGTTCTTAATTCTTAGTAATACCACCTCTAACTCCCTGTGGAAAGGGGCTTCAGTCTCTTTAATGTTCTTAAATATTGTTACTCTTGGCTGCATTTGTGCTTGTTTCTTATTATCTGTGTTCATTTTGTGCTTGATTTGTGTTAATTTTATTTGTATAAGTTATTGTATATCAGTTGCTGTGTTTATAATGCTTATTTTTTTTCATTTTCTCTAAGGGAAAATATATATATATATAAGTAGTAGTAGTAGTAGTAGGGAGTCTTGAATTTTACACTCATTTGGAGGTAAAAAAAGGGAGATGTGTAATCTCCCTTTAACAAAAAATATGAAATTAAAAAAACCTAAAAAGGCAAGCTATCATCCGCCTTCGCTGTAGTAGCTGTGGCTTGAGTAGCTGCCTCTTCGGTCTTGGCAGGTGCTTCCCACGTATCAAGTTCGCAATAGTAGTTTCCTCCCTTTGCTATCTTGATGTCGAGGTTTACCCAACCATTCTTTTGGTGTGTTTGTAGGAATGCAATTGCTGCATCTACTTTAATTGACTGTCGTCCTACGACAAATTCGGGGGCGTTCTCTTTTCTCTTGAATGAGAAGCCGTCTGCAAATACTTTTTCTTTTTGTGACATAATATTTATTTTAATTTTACTTTATAGTTCTTCTGTTATGAAGTATTCATTTATATCCTCCTTTGGATTCTCACCAAAGAACTTATGATATACTGATACTGCTCTCTTTACTTTCTCTTCGCCTCTTGCTACAAACTCCTCTGATGGATGGTATATACCAAGCTGCTTTGTTGTCTTGTCTACCACATAGAATACTAATGGCTTACCAAATAGCTTCTGATATATGTAGCATTGACTATCGTAGTTATACTTACGTGCTGACCACTTGAACTGAGTGATATCTCCCGTGGTCTTTAGGTCAATCAGCTTATCGTTACATACGATGTCAGCCTTACCCTTCCATTGGAGTCCATCAATAGTTGTGATGGCAGGAACCTCATACTCTACACCCTCAGACCTTACTCCCTCAAAGAATGATAGGTTACCCATCATTGCATTGACGCAGTCTCGAATCTCTTGTCCCTCTTTCTCAAGCATAATGATACCACCTGCATTGGCATTAACCTGCTCCTTGTATGCCTTTGTATTCCTACTTGACACATCAATGAAGTTGGTCTCTGCTGCCTTCTCAGGCTCAAGTATTAGCTGATGAAAGTATCTGCCCTTGTGATAGTTTACATTATCATTCTGTGGCTTTCTGAAGTTTGTTGGGTCATTCAGTAGTGTGCCTATGTCTGAGTTAGACAGGTACTGCTTCCCAAACGAGCCGTAATACTGCTCGTCATCCCTAAGCAATTCTAATACGTCCATACTACTTAGTTATCTTTTTAATCTCAGCGAGTGCATTGTCGCTAAGTGTGTATGATGAACTTATCTTTTTAACTACTGCATTGTATCCGATAGCCTTGTTCTCTTTACAGAAATTTACCAATGCCTCCCACTTAGGGGAGTCAGTATCCACTACCTCTGACTTACTTGGTGTAGGCTTGATTGGCTCTTGTGCTATCGTATCTTGTGGCAAGTCATCGCCTGAGTATAGGTATATACCTAAGCCGAACATCGCAAGGTTCTTAACCAAGCATCTCATAATCGTCTTATTGATATCAAATGCCGTGGCAGCAGCAACCTGCTTCTCTCCATATCGTGTAGTGTAAGAGTATGCAACCTTCTTCATCGCTTGATTTTTGCTATCCATTACAGGTAGCCACATCGTTAGCGTCTCTCCATCTATTGTTACAGATGTGTAGCACATAATACCTAAGTCATTGTCCACTAACATCTCGCCTATCTCATAGGTGGCATCGGGGCAGTTACTCTTTGTAAGACTCCACGCATTTGCCCAAGACAGATACGTTAGGTTACTCTTCTTCTCAACGTATTTGTTGACGTTGATGGCAGATAACTTCTCAAAAGTAGTCTGCTTTTTTGTTGTTGTTTTTTTAGTTGTTGTCATTTTTAATTTTATTTAATTTGTTATTTATTTCTGTGTACTTTTTTAATACCTCATCTCGTCTGTCCTTGAGCATCTGAACAAGTTTTTTACTTCCTCTCCTGCTCATCGCATCCTTTATTTTATTCTCAATAGAGTCAAGCTTTAGACAATAGTTAGACAAAGCTACAACAAAAACTCCATACCTCCAACCATTATCTAAAAATATTTTTACTTGGTCTTCAGTTAGTTCTGCGTAGTAACCCTCGCTGAATTGTGCGTGCAGTATCTCCACATCTGATGTGATGTTGTCTCTTATAATCTTTACTCCGTATAGCGTATTGGATATGTATCCAACACCATTTAGTCGGGCTGCGTATCGGTCTTTATTAGACTGATTGAATACTTCTTCCAAGCTATACATATCTACTTTAATCTATTTACAATAGTCTTCCAATCTCTATCAGACTCTACCTTTTCGGTAACCTTTTTAACTCCGTATATTATAGGAGAGTGGGCTATGGTATATCCGTTGTCCTTCATATACTCTTGTATCTGTATCCATTGCATATTCCTATGCTTGCATAGGTAATACAATAGGTGTCTTGCATCTGCGATTGTGTTCGCCTTATTCTTTTTGAATAGTTGTGATGGCTCTATGTTGAATACCTTGCAGGTCTTCTCTACATACTGATTGAATATCTCTCGTTTCATTTTCTTCTCTCCTCGTAGTCCTTTACTATAGTGCTGATTGATGATAGGATAGTATTCAATGCCTTGTCCTTGTTGAACGTGATTGATACTACCTCTGTCTCTTGGTAGCTTAGTCTCTCTCTGTTGTTGCGTCTCCACTCCTCGTATCTGTAGTCATCATCTGTGTACAGATGCATCGTCTCTTCTTGCATTTGATTAAATAATTCTTTTGATTTTCCCATAATTTTATTTCTTTGATTTTAATTTTAATTTTTCTAACTGAACTCTGTATAGCATTAGGTATCCTATCAAGTCGAGAATCGTGTCCTCTGTATTGTCGTTCACACCCACCTGCTTTATCCTACTTAGCTTGTCATCTATCCGTGCGAGGATTGCCTCTATCGGAGATAGCTTTGAGAATATTTGTGGTGGCTGATTAGCCGTGTCTCCATACGCCTTGTTCTTTTCGATTAGTAGCATCACTACCTCTCGTCCTACTTCTTTGATTAATTCTTCTGTTGATTTCATTACTTCTTCATTTCTATTGCTGTCTTGTATGCTGCCTCAAAGCTATCGAACTCTTGAATAAGAAACTTTTCGGGTACGATTAGTCTTTTGTGTGACTTGATTAGTTCTTCTATTTCTAAGTAGCTTTTAGTTACAAACAAAAAGTAGTCTGCATCGTGTGCTATAAATAAATAAACCTTGTCACTTGATGTGTCGTTAGCAAAACATAATCTGTCAACCTCTTCAGCTAACTCTTTTCTTTGGATGTCTATCTTCTTAACATCCTCTCCTTTTGCGTAGTGCAATACTATTTTATTTTCCATTGGTACAAATTTAGTTTAAACATTTTACAATTCCTAATTTATTTTCTTGTGTATATATCTATATACGTTTAATCAAATCATAAACTGATTTCCAATCTTCATCCGTTGCTATTGACTTGGTTTTATATAATTGTCTTAAAGAATTTAAAGCCTCATTCACTCTTGATTTCTTTGTGCTTCTCGATATCTTTATATCTTTAGGTATCCTATCGGTTAGTCCCCATATATAACAATTATTATTGCTAACAATATCTTTCTTCTCTCCCACCTCTATGATTACCCCATATTTTTTCAATTCTGATAGCCTTGCGTTAAAAGAAGAAGGGTTTGTGTGTGGATAGTGAGTCTTTGATGTCCTTACTATTTCGTTTGCAGTCATATCTCCGTGTCTAAATAGAATTTCGTAAACTTCCATTCTTCTTTTAGATAACAAGCCGTTTTCTTTTATTGCATTGTAGCAATCGATTGATGTCTGTCTTCTATTCATATGCTTTCTTGTGTACATATCTTTCGATGGTCTCTAAGTTCTTTGAACGCTTGCCAAATCCCTTGCCCGATGGTCGGTATAGATAGTACCCATTGCTAAGTATCTCTATGTAATACTTGTCTTGGTATACGATGACATCAACTGCCTTGTCGTGTAGCTTTGATACATCGTAGAATGATGTGTCATCTATTGGCTCTATGTGTGAGCCAACCACAAAGTTAGCGAAGCTATTTTCTGCCATCGCTACCTGCAATGTATCTGCTAACTGCTTGTCAGCCATCTGCTGAAGAGTCCGTATCTCCTCAGCACTTCCACCCTTCATCTTTAGGGTAAGTATCTTTCGCCACAAGGCATCCATCTTACTTTTCATCCGTCAATAATAATACTTTATTTATACATTTGCAATGCTCGATGTGAACTTTATGTCATTTATCTTGGCATACCAATACCCATCCTTGAGTATCTTGTCTGCATTATGAAACCATTCATCCTGCTTATGGTATCCTATCTCTATACATACTCTTGAATGCTTTAGTGCCTCTGTTACCTCATCAACGCTTTCAAGTTGAAAGTCGTGTTCCTCATCGGTTAACTCATACAAGTCAAACGCTTGCCATAGTTCTTTGATGGCTGATTGTGTCTTTAACTTATCGGTTATATCCAACCACATAAAGTTATCTTTAGTTTTTATTATCATAATTTTTCCTTTACTTTTTTCCAATATTTTTTTGTTGACCTTTTCTTATCTCCTCTATGTCCACCATTCCATTTACGTGCTACTATCTCATAGAACTCTAACCTCGTTAACCCATCGCAGCACTCAACCTCCTCTGCCATTATCTCAAACATCTCTAATGATTTAACCCTGCTCCACCTATCGTTCAAGGTGTATCGCATCTGTATGTCATTAAGCTTTAGGATTCTGTTAACCTCACGCACCATTATAGGACGTATCTGTAGGCATCCTACGGCATCTTCCTTACGGCAGTACGCATTGTCATTACCTCTGCTCTCCACTTGGATGACTGCTGCCACAAAGCTATCCCATACCACCACCTCTTCTTCTATTGGCTCAGTCTGTACTTTTATCTGTGTCTTTGAAGGCACATCCACTCTGATGGATGATAGTAGCAGTATGACAAATATTGCTATCACTATTGTTGTTACTCTTTTCATATACTATTTGCGATAAATATTGTGAATGATACACCTATCATAAATGACATAGTCATCACGTATGGTGTAGTTATAGTTAACTCTCCGAATCCAATCGGCAAGAGTAGAGATAGTGCCAATACATATGTTACCATACCGAACGCTATCCTATTCTGCTTTCTTATTTTTTTCTGTCCTCTCATCGTGCCGATTGTACCTTTCTTACTTTAGCTTGCTCAAGCATTTTCTTTAACTCTCTAATCTCACTACTGCTATACCTCGCAGCCTTGCCTTTCTCTTTGTACTCAGCTATCTGTGGTCTTAGCTTAATATTGAATGTACTTCTGCTGCATCCAAGGTACTCGTAGCACCTCTTGATACTCCATCGTTCATCTAAACTCTCTGTCTCTGCCTCAGCAAGAAACTTAATAAGGAGATTCTTTAACTCCTCTACATCTTTCTCAATTTTATTTAATTTATTTTCCATAATTTTATTTTTAATCTCTAATAGGTTCTGTTTCGTCTGTTCCACAGAACTCCCAATCATCTATGTTATCTCTAATGAATAGTTCAATATCTTTTAATGCAATCCCCTTATCATCAGAGGATAAATCTATATCGAACTCAACTCCATTGATAATTAATGTTGAGTCAATATTCTCAACGCAATAATAATCCTCAATCTCATTTGCATCAAAGGTATGCACCATATGTACACTATCTAATGTGCCATCTGTTAATGTATACATCATCTCTTTACTGTTGCCTTTAATTTGTCCCTACTTATCCAAGCATATCTTGGTTTGTTCTCTTGGTATACTCTGTCCTCTGCCTCCCATTTGGAGTGTGCAGATACAACCTCAATAAACTTGGTCGCATACCTCACGTTGTACATTCTTTTAGTCTCTCTCATTGTATCCCCTTTCTTTACCAATGTCATAAATCCTTTCTTGGATTTTTTCTATTATCCAATGGCTTGTTAATACCTCATCGAGTACATCTTGTGCATCGTCATCGGATACATCCTTAAACTTGTCTTTAACATCGTCAATGTGCCATATGTTACCTACATAATAACCTGCGTCCATAAGTGCTTTTCTTGTTTTATTATTATTTTTCATAATGTCTTTCTAATTTTTTTACAATTATAGTATAGAAATACTATACTACCTAATTTTATCTATTCTTTTATTATAATCTTTTGATACTTGCCTTACTTCCTCAAGTGTGCAGTCCATTTCTATGTTAGCTGAGTAGTCTATGTCATTGTCCATACAGAACTTACCCAATGTGCATCCGTGCAATGCGTCCAATACATTTGCTTGGTTTAAGATTCGCTTTGCCTCTGTCTCATAGCCTATCCCCTTTGCCCTCTGATATGGCATAAGGAACTCTCGCTTGAATGTCTTGGACTCAACCAAGATAGTGCCTGAGAAATAGCTTGCACCATCTACGTCATCGTAATGCTCGAAGCATTCTACTCTTATTCTATTGCTCATTGTACCACTTAATAAATTCTATAACTACATAATGACACGCTATTAGGCTATCAGTATTAAATTCTTGATAAAGAATATCATTACCTTTTACTATTAAACATTGCCAATCTTTATCTATTGGTTGGAAGTTCTTTTCAAATGTATATCCTAGTAACTCTATCTTCTCCACCACGGGCATCAGCCAATTCCATTCGTCATAAGGTAAAAACTCTGCCTCATACCATTCGCCACTATCAAACTCTCGGTGGTAGTACTCTGTTATGCCTTTGTTAGATACTTCCATTTCTAAATCCATAAACTCTGCTATTAATCTGTTATCTGTCATCTTACTTGCTTTGTACCACTTAATAAATTCTACTACTGCATTATGCAAAGACTTAACATCCCATATGTTGTCGCTACCAACCTCTGTAAGTAGTGAAACAACCTCATCAAGAGGTTTGTCTATTTTGCGTGATATTTTCATTACCACAGGCATAAGCCAAGTCCAAGAGGTGTAATATTCCATTGATTCAATAGGTACTACCTCGTTTCCTTGAGGTGTCATTTGTATCATTACTGAATTATCGTTAGGGTCTCCATAGGTCATACCCATAAACTCTGCGATTAATTTGTTGTTTAACTCTCTCATCTTACTTACTTTTTTGAGGTAATACAAGGTAAACAATCGCTCCCAGTAAGGATAGAATAAACAAGGTAGTGATACTGAATGACACCATCGTAAAGATGTCATTACTCACATCCTCTGCCATTGAGACAATCATTCTCGCTGCGTTCACGAATACGAATAGCAATGCATTTGCTATTAAAAACTTCTCTGTAATTTTAATTAATTTTTTCATATTTTTTTTTATCTTTTTGTTGTTAATTTATTCAAAGGTAATACCTAAATTGTACAGATCCTAATCTGTTTCAGCTATCTCGTTTAACTTTAGCCAAAAATCCTTATATCCGTGAGCATTTACTGCAATTCCCGAATGTTGCCAATTGTGAGGCGAGTCTACTTTTTTAGTAACCTTTCGCCATCTTAATGAATTTCCACCACGAAGATGAATAGGTTTGCACCTTACCATCTGACCTACTTTAATTCTTTCTACTTTTAAATTTTCCATAATATTTTTTTTCTGTTACTACCAATAGCCCTATACCAAATGGTATAGGGCTATTAGTTTGATTTAGAATGATGGGTCTCTGTACTGTTCAGCTACTCCAAAAATAATCGAAGTTCTACTGAAGTTTTTGTACTTCTTTGTCAAACCGTCAATTAGCTTATGATAGAACATTCCTTCTCCTTCTCCTTCAACTATATCGTCATATGTCAAACCACGTTCTGATAGTAATATGTCCAGCCATCCGTATCCGTACTCCTTGTAGTACTTCTTCTCTAAGGACTTAATTATATCTACAGAGTAACTAATTTCTCCCCAACAAGATTTCTTTGCATTCCATTCTAACGTTAATGTATGTCCTTCTGAATTGTCGCTATACTCATAACGCTCGTCTCCGTAACTCTCTCCTACAAACTTAGTGTTCATTTCTTGAATCACGCAGCTCAAACCATCATCGGACACCTCAATAACTTGGTACGCTTGTCTGTCTGAATACCCTAAAATTGTTGCACCTTCTCCAACAATTGGAATGCTTGAATTGTTGCCCATCATTTGGTTAATAAAGCCTCCAGCAACACCAACTTTTCTACTTTGTCTTTTTTCTATTTCGTTTTTCATAATATTTTTATACTACCAAATCCCGTACACCAAGTAGATGTACGGGTAAGTTTTTTACTTTAAATTTGAGACCAATCCGACCATAATTGTGCAATCAAAAGATTCTCAATATCTATTTTATTATATATCAAATGATATATATTTTCAAATGCCATTTGCCTTTCATTTTCAAACCTTTCTCCTGTCAATATAGATGTATCAAATGGTGTAAAATCTCCAATTATTCTGCTTATTTCCCTTGCTTTGTGGTAGTATATTACGTTTTCGTCATTATCAATCATCTCCCAAATTAGGTCATTTAGTGTATCAATATCTTCAATTTCATTGTCTGCAATTAAATCTTTGATTTGCTCTGTGTACTCGTTTATTAAATTTTCTATTGTCATATACCACCAAATCCCGTACACCAATTAAGATGCACGGGTATTGATGTGTTATTTGCACGGGGGCAAATGTTATTTGCACGGGGGCAAATGTTATTATGACTATGCACCTATAGCCCTTTCAGATTCTGCATATGCGATATTATATGCTTCCTCATTAATGCATCTGTCGTTGATGCTTAGAATTTTTTCTTGTTGTTGGGTTAAGGAATCATAGTCAATTATATTATTAATCTTAGTTCCTCCACAGGCATCACATTCAATGTCTGTTCTTCCACTAAAATAATCCTCGTGAAAACCCTCATCTATAATTCCATTTTCATCGTACATCATCGATGAAATGTCATATCCTCCCACATCATATCTTGACCTATGCCCACTTCCATTACAGGTGTCACACCAATCAACTTTGCAAGGTAGAATGGTTTTACAAATCCCATCTGAGATAGTTATTTTAGACTTTAAATCATCTGAGAAATCTTCTTCCTCGTATCTGTAGATAAAACTTTTGTGCAATTTGTATTCAATTTTTTTACTTTTCATACCACCACATCCCACATACCAATGAAGATATGTGGGTAAGTGTTTGTGATGGGTTTGCTTTGTTTTAAATTATTATTAATATAAATTTCCGAAATGGCAGTTTAATTCTATAAATTGACCCGTTGTAATTTTTGTAAGCTAATGATATTATTTTAGCTTGGTTGTAATTCTTTGCAAATGTTCCGATTCGTACTTTCATTTTTGTGTTCATAATATTTTTTTTCTGTTACCACCTAAACCCGTACACCAATTAAGATGTACGGGTATTGATGTGTTATTATAAATTATCTCTACTTGAGTTATTTACTATCATTTGACTGGTAGGTGCTATTCCAAAATAAGTGTTTAATTTACCATATATATGTCTACAATGGTTCATTATTTTCTCTGAATCATATTCTAATTGTTCCCCTTTGTAATCTGTAACGGGATACCATATAGTTTCAAACCCTTCATTCACGAAAGTTACCCAAGCCATTTCTTTATCTAATTCTATTCTGTTCATACTACCAATAGCCCTACACCATTTGGTGTAGGGCTATTGTTTGTGATGTGATAAGGATTAATTAATTTTCCTCTAAATGTTGCTGAATTAAATTGCTTTCTATTAAAAAGCATCCGATGATTTTAGATTGGGCAATTTCGGTTAAAATCTTATCTACTGAGTAACCTTTTATGCCGAAATTACGATACAAATATTGAATTCTTAATGCCTCAAGTAATTCTTGTGCATCGCCATTTAAGATTTGCTTTTTTTCAACTTCTACCAATTTATTAAATTCTTTTCTTGTCATACTACCAAATCCCACAAACCAATTAAGATTTGTGGGGATTGTTTTGTGATATGTTTGGATTAATGGAAATATAAATCTTCGTGAGACGTTGCTCCAATTGGCTCGCCATACACATAGTCGTTTATTGCCTTATCCATCAACTTGTAATAGATGGAATCGATGTACTCATCCCTACAATTGCTTTGCATCTGGTTACCATCGCTGAAATGCACTTTAAACACTGGACTCATTCCTGCTCTAACGCGATAAATTTTAGTTACTTTTAAATCTGTTTTTGTCATACTACCAAAACCCGTACACCATTAAGATGTACGGGTATTGATGTGTTTGTTGTTGTTTATGTCCAATAATTTTTAATCCTCAAACCTTTAGTTCTTATGGCTTCATTCATTTCGGCAGAACTTACGGTAAAAAAATTATCTTTGAAATCTTGAAAGAATTCGTAAGAATTTTCCCAATTTTCTATGTGTTTTTTTGAATCCACGAAAAGAAATGCTTCTTCTTCGCTTTCAAACTCATCGATAACTTTGTTATTGTTACCTCCATCTATTAAAAAATAGGTGCTTTCATTTGTTGTTACTTTTAAATCTGTATCTGTCATACTACCAATACCCCACATCCATTGTCTAGGATGTGGGGTATTGTTTGTGATGTGATGTTGTTAGTATAATTCGCTTTTTTCGATTCGCTTTACCTCATATTTTGGCAACTCATAGCAATAGTCTAAATATTTATCAAATGAACTTTCGCATTTTTTGTCCCATTTTTTGTAGGATTTTTCATCCCCTTCGCTATCTGCAATGTTTCTTAGATTGTCGTATTCATTGTACTTTTTTAGCCATTGTATGGCCTTCTTGAAATTGCTTTGATTCGCTTTATTTTTTGCTTTAAATTTTGTATCTTTCATACTACCAAAACCCCTACACCAAATGGTGTAGGGGTATTAGTTGTGATGGTCATAATTATCCTTTATAATTTACCTTTATCCAACTTAATAAAATGTCTTTGTTTTGGTCATCTAATTCCATAAACCAAGAAAAAAAAGCTAGTGTACCTTTTCGTTCATACATATCGCTAAACTTAGATTGTAAGTGATTTGACATACTATCCTTCCATACTTGTGAGATGAAATTTGTAGGGTAATTATGCCCAAATAACATAAATTTAGTGATTGCTTTTGATGTGTTTTTAAAATCTGTGTTTGTCATATACTACCAATAGCCCTATACCAAATGGCATAGGGCTATTGCTTGTGATGGGTTAGGGATTAAGATAATAATCTTTTAATATCTGCTTCTGTTTTTTTACGTTTAGCTGATTCCATTTCGTATGCAATCACCTCTTTTTGCACAAACCATTCCACAACTGCTCTGTTTTCATCCATACCATCACAACCCCAACTTGTGCCCGAAACACCGTCTTTTTTAACCCACATAACTGCTTGGAATAAATCACCATACTTTGGATTGATTTCTACACGATAGTTTACTTCCAATCCATTCTCAAGATGAATAGTTTTCTTGCCGTTTTCTTTGTTTGCTACAACTGCAAATCTGTCTAATTTCTGTAATAATTCTTTAACGTTTTCCATAATATTTTTTGCTTTATATCACCAAAACCTCGCAGCCGTGGTATGGCTCGAGGTTCCAATTTATTTTAGTATGTCAATGAACCAGGGTAGTCCCTACTATAGTGTCCAATAAAATGGACGCTGCTTTCGGGGTCGGTTACCTTTTCAACAATGCAAATATAATATCACAGATATCATATAAACTAATTTCTTTGTAAAATAAATTAATCTTTTGTTAATATATTATCTTGTATCTCAGCAATACTGCGCCTTTCAGAGCGAAATTTTTTTTGTGTTTTTTTCCCTTCATTCGTTTAGGCTGGCAAAATTGCGCCCAGGGATTAAGCCTTCCCTCAAGGTATGCAGGCTATATATATATATATTGTATGGGGATATTATACGGGTATGGGGTAACGGGTAACGGGTAACGGGTATAGGTACGGGGTGCGTAAAACGGGTAGGTAGGTAGGTAGTGCCATAGATAATGTAGGTAGGTATGTAGGTAGGTAGTGCCATAGGTAAACGCCAAAAAATTGGACTGCAGGGATCACATCAACACCCCACCCTAACTTTTTTTTTCGGTTTTCTTTTTCGGCAACTTTGCGTGCAACCCCCTATAACCCAAATAGTATATACAACTAATGTGTTATATTTGCATATGAGTTATAAGATATCAATACACAATCGCATATTCATAGGCTTCGCATTGGGATGGAGTTACTATGGGAAGACAGAGGAATATGACTACAGTGAGTTCACATTGTTCTTAGGGTTGTTGAGTATCGTTATAGTAAGAAGTTGATATTATGAAAATGTTTAAGTATAAAAGTATGGGCGGTCTTCGAGTAGAGGACGGTAGATTAGTTAACGACCGTGAAGACGGTGTAACAGGAATTGCGAAAGCTGCAAACGTCAAACAGATGATGAAGCGAGCAAAGAAAGTTGATATGATAGCGGACGGAATTAGTCTTGCTGAAGCCAAGAAAGGATTTTATAGGATGTAAACCTATAATTTTGTGTTGTTCATTTATAAGGGAATTTAACGATTCCCTTTTTTTGTGTTTGTTTTTTACATTTCAATGCTCTTTTTATGCTCTTTTTTTTCTTCTAACTTATTGACTATCAATAGTAGTGTTTAAAATGCTTATTTTTTCTTTCAAAAGTTCTATAAGTAAAAATATATATTACTACTACTACTACTACTACTATAGGGGAACCGGAATTTTACATTGAGCATTGTTGGGATTGTTGGGAGTAGTTGGGATTATTCCTAACTCCCAACTTTGGTATTACCCTAAGTGAATATTTTTATGTATCTTTGCAATAGAATTAAATACACTCTAAAATTATATGTCAGAAATCGGATACACTCCCAAGAACTTATTGTTCAATGAAGATGGTAGAGAAAGATTATTCTCAGGTATTGAGAAATTAGCAAATGCGGTCAAGTCAACATTAGGACCATCAGGTCAGACTGTACTTATCGAGTCCCCACAACACACACACGGAATCACAGTTACCAAAGATGGTGTAACGGTAGCCAAGTCAGTATCACTCCTTGACGCTACAGAGAATCTCGCTGTACGCATTATGAGGGAGGCAAGTGAACGAACTGCGACTCAGGCAGGTGATGGTACTACAACAGCCATAGTATTGGCTGAGGCACTCGTAAAAGAAGCCTACAAGCATTTGAACGATGGTAAGCACAACAAGACTATGGTATTGAGAGATATCGTAAGTGAGACTGAGAAGATTGTAAGCGAGTTAAAGAAGAAGAGCCGTAAGGTAAACAAGTCGACCCTAAGGGATGTGGCTACCATATCAGCGAACAATGACAAGGAGATTGGCTCCATCATCGCTGAGGTGTACAAGAAATTAGGCAAGCACGGTGTTGTTGCGGTTGACAAGTCACAGACCTCTGAGACATACTATGAGGCAACGAGTGGTATCAAGATTGACCGAGGGTATGCAAGCCCATTGTTTGTGAACGACCAAAAGAAGGACGAGTGTGTACTTGAGGACGTATTCATCTTGGTATCAGATGCAACGATTGAGAACATACTTCAGATTGAGACGGTATTGAAACCAATCATTCAAGAGAACAAGCGACTATTGATAATAGCCCCGACATCGGGGAATGTGACGAACACATTAGCTGCGAATGTTATGAAGAGTAACTTACAGTTGTGTGCGATACAGCCACCAAACTTTGGATACAAGCAGCACGAGCTTATGCAAGACATAGCGATAAGTGTTGGTGCAACGTACTTTAGTGAGAAGACGGGTGATGACCTAAGTCATATGACGTTTGCTGACTTGGGACACGCATCAAGGGTTGTGGTAGGCACAGACTCAACGGTTGTGATAAAGGATGACAATGCGTTAGAGGATGAGATTAAGAGTAGAGCAGAGGAGTTAAGGATTGCTGCTGACAATTCAACCAAGAAGGCAGACAAAGAGTTTATAATGTCAAGGATAGCCTCATTGATGGGTGGCGTAGGTGTCATCTATGTAGGTGGGAATACTGACCTTGAGCAGAAAGAGTTATACGATAGGGTTGACGATGCGGTATGTGCGGTACGTTCGGCACTTGAGGAGGGTATACTACCCGGAGGAGGCGTTGCCTTGTACAAGATGGCTGAGGGTATTGACACGAGCACGGTATCGGGTAAGATACTATCAAAGGCTTTAATGGCTCCAATGTTGCAGATATATGAGAATGCAGGACTGACTGTAGGTGGCTCACGTATGAGTGATGAGTTTAACTACGGACAGGACGTAAAGACTGAGGAGTATGGAGATATGTACGAGTTGGGTGTTATAGACCCTGTAAAGGTTACGAAGTGTGCATTGCAGAATGCGGTGTCGGTTGCAGTAACTATCCTATCAACCAATGCTATCATCACGATGGCGAGAACATACGAAGACAAATGATTTGCCCAATCTGTAAAAAAGAGATGATATGGGGAGGAAACCACGACTCTGAGGATTATTGGGGCGAAGAGGCTGAGGGTGGTATAGTATCAAACGCATCCTGTCATAATGACGAGTGTGATGTGGACACGGTGCTGATATACAACAGGACGACAACCCACTTAGACTTGTACGACCCGGAGAAGGGAATAGAAATAGATTAGATATGAAACCAATAGGACCATATATTTTAGTAACGGAAATCAAGGAGGAGATTAAGACTGACTCAGGCTTACTCCTCTCAAGTAATGACGCAAAGGAGCTTCGCTATAAGAAGGCTCAGGTTAATGCGGTAGGTACAGACGTATCGAATGTATTAGCAGATGACCTTGTGTACTATGACTCAAGGGCAGGGTATACGATGATAATAGACGAGAAGCAGTATACTGTAATCAGTCTACGTGATATCGTTGTTGTCTTGTAAACTTGTTCATACGTTTGATAAAGTTCCGATAGACCTTATCCATATAGGGGACATTATTTCTAAAGAGGGGATTTGACCCTTCTGATTCGGGAATCTCTTCGCCCTCAAGTTTTTTGTAGACGGAGGTAAGCATACGATTGGCTTTGTATGAGAGCTTGTATACAGCCCTCTTTCCATTCTTGGCGTTTCTAAACTTTTCTATCCAACCTCTTTCTCTTAGGCTCTCGAACCTATTCTTATCCCACGAGATAAGCTCATTGAACTCATCAAACTTATTCTTATCGAAATACTTTTCACTTCTAAGGAAGAGCAAGAACTCCAAGTCGGGTGCGGAGAGATTGTACTTAGACTGAACAAAGTATCTAACGGGTCTCCAATATTTAAGGTAATCTTTCATAAAAAAAAATTTCGTAACTTTGTGGTGTAAAGATACGCATTATGACCAAATCTTCAAAGAAAACATCTAACCCATATAAGCAGACTGATTGGAAGAATCAGCTTAGTGCTGCTGCAATGCCTGACTTAAAGAAGATAGACGAAAGCAGAAAGAAAATGACTTGGACCCCTAAAGGTGGACAAAAGGGAGGAAGACAAGTGTCAGACACAAAACGTTTGAGATTTGGAGGTAGTGTGCTTGGAATACCAACGCCATTGCCGAGGAAAACCAAGAAAGGGTCAGTTAGAAGAAGAAGAGCACGATAATGCCAAAGGACGCTTGCTATAAGAAGGTAATGAAGAGCTACGGCAAGTGGTCGGCTCGTGCAGCTCAGGCTACGGCTAAGTGTCGTAAGGCTAAGGGCAAGGTGCGAAAGACCAAGGCAGGCTCTAACCTAAAGAGGTGGACTGCTGAGAAGTGGGTTGACACCCGTACAGGCAAGCCCTGTGGGACAGGCGGAAAGAGCGAGTATTGCAGACCATCAAAGAGAGTGTCTTCAAAGACACCCGTAACCAAGTCTGAGATGTCTAAGAGTTTGTTAAAGAAGAAGCAGGCTCAGAAGAAGAGTATAGGCAAGCAGGGTGCAGGAGGAAAGAAAGTATCACCAATAAGAAAAAAACGAAAATGAAAAAAGTATTAAAGCCATATTTCACAGCAGCAAACAAGAAGACTAAAGGGAAACCTGAAATGTTAGGACTACCATCTGAAGAGTACATTAAAAATAGTCGATACGCTAAGATAGCTAATAAGAAGTAATGGCTGAAAAGAGCAAGATGAAATGCAATGTCGTAAAGAGAAGCGACAGGGCAGGGAAGAAAAAAATGGTAAAAGCCTGTGAAGGTGGCAAGGAGAAGTTAATTCACTTTGGTGCTAAGGGCTATGGTCATAACTATTCTCCTAAGGCTCGTAAGTCATTCAAGGCAAGACACAAGTGTAGCACGGCTAATAGCAAGCTAACGGCAAGGTATTGGTCTTGTAAAAAACTATGGGCAGGACCGGGAGGTTCTACCAAAAGCTCTCCAAAAAATCGTAAAGGAAAATATTAGTATCTTTGCAATATTATGAAGCAAGGATATAATGCAAGACTCGATGAGTCAATGGGAGCAAAAAACGGAAAGAAGTCTCAATCTATGAAGTCTCGCAGAGATGAATCTAAAGGAATGGAGAAGGCTATGGGAAAGAAAGCTTACTCAGGAAACAAGTCTTCTGCACAGGGATGCTACCATAACAACAATGTAGTAATCAAGAAGCATAACTTTTAATGGGGAAATTCTTTGTAAAGTTAGGTTTGTGGATTCAAGCATTGTGGTGTAAGTTTCAATGCAAATGGAATAAGCTCGTATCTAAGCTAATGTTTAGTGTAGAGAAATGTCCAAATAAAAATTGTACCTGTAAATAAAATGAAATCAAAAGGATTAGGAGACACGATTGAAAAGTTCACCAAGGCTACCGGAGTAAAGACAATGGTAGAGAAGGTATCAAAGGCTACAGGTAAAAGCTGTGGCTGTGAGGCAAGAAAGAAAAAACTAAATAAGGTATTCCCTTATAAAAAATAAAAAGTAAAAATGGCATACGAAAAATTACAAGCAAGTGCAGCGATAACGATATATAAAAGCGATGACGCTAATATACCTAATCCGGCAGCACAGAGTATTACAGGGTCAGCAACATCTATATCAGCTAACAAGTTAGTAGATAGTGCAGCACCCTTCGCAGACGTAAAGGTTGGAGACATTGTGTTAAACACAACCGCAGGAACATCCGCAACAGTAAAGGCAGTTGACTCTACAAGTCAGTTGACATTAAACGCTGATATATTTACAGCGATTCCCGGTAATTACATTCTATACACCCAACAGCTTGACTTACTAAAGGCAGGTAACGGATGTGTTCTATACATAGGAGTTGCAGGAAATCTTAGTGTTGTAACGGTAGCAGGCAATAGCGTTATATTCTATAATGTACCTGTAGGGTTCTTTCCTGTTCAAGTAAATAAAGTTCTTTCTACTGACACGGCGGCTGAGAATATTGTAGCTTTATGGTAAACAAAAGCGTTGTGATATTTGGAGGTCATATCTCTGTGATTACTCATCATAGTGGGAATAAGAGAAGATATGTTTCTACTACCACTAAGAGTGATTTGAAGTTAAAGGTTAAAGTAAAATAATTATGAATGGGTGGGTATCAGATATGAAGCTATTTTTACTTAATGGGAGTACATTTATGATATCCCTATCAACACTTGAGACATCATTAAAGATACTATTGCTTTTAGTATCTATAGGGTATACCATCTACAAGTGGTGGATTACGAGTAAGAGAAAGAAGAATGATAATTAGGAAGATTATAATCCATTGTTCCGCAACAAGAGAGGGTCAGGACATTAGTGCTGATGAGATAAGAGGGTGGCATAAGGCTAAAGGATGGTCTGATATTGGCTACCATTATATCATAGGTCTTGACGGAACGATAGCAAAGGGCAGGGAGGATAATATTCCCGGTGCTCATTGTAGGGGTCATAATGGGAATAGTTTAGGTATATGTTACATCGGTGGTGTCGAGCAGGATGCAAAGACTCCTAAAGACACGAGGACTGATGAGCAGAAAGAAAGTTTGGAGACGTTGCTAACGGTGTTAAAAATTCAGCATCCTGAATCTAAGGTTCACGGTCACAGAGATTTTTCACCTAAAGCGTGTCCAAGTTTTGATGCAACGGAGGAATATAATTAATGAAGAAGATATTTGATTGGTTTGGAGGTAGTGTAGTAACAGACTTACTTGGCGGATTGGATAAGCTATTCACCTCTAAGGAAGAGAAGATAAAGGCACAGAATGTAATCAAGGAGATTCTTGTAAAGAAGCAGATTGAGTTACAGCAGTTGCAGACTGAGATAATTGTAACAGAGGCTAAGGGTAATTGGCTACAGAGAAGTTGGAGACCAATACTTATGTTAGCGTTTGGGTTTATAGTTATCTATGTAAAATTTTTAGCACCTGTATTAGGGTTGCCTATTCCACCACTTGAGAATGAGTTTTGGAATTTATTGCAGCTCGGTATTGGTGGATATGTAATTGGTAGGACAGGCGAGAAGATGATGAAGTCATACGCCACAAAGAAATAATATATGATAAATGCAATATCCATAACAACAAGCAACAGATATCCGGGAGGTGGTGATGTACCTGTAATATTAGCAGAAAATTATATTGCAGCAAGAGGTATAACAGACCCTAACCATCAGGCTTATCTATATGCATTTAATGAGGAGTTGATAAATGGAGGTCTTGTAAATACAGATGGCACTTCTACTTATATAAAAGCACTATATCTTTATGGTGGTACTCAGGCTACAGCAGCAGGTCACAAATGGAACTTTATGAATCCTGTTGATACTGACGCAGCATTTAGGGAGACCTATTTTGGTGGTCTAACTCAGAACTCAAATGGTATAACAGGTAATGCAATTGATGCTTATATCGACCCACACTTTTCACATTCTGATTTTGCGGGTCAAGATGACTGTCATATTATGACATACATACGTGATAATCAATCTCCATCAGGATTGCAAGCAGCTTATGGAGCAATTGCAAGTTCATTTAATGGTACAAGAATGTTTCCTAAATACAACGGGACAACTATGTTAAATGCTTTATTCGGGTCAACAGGTGGTGGTGTTGCTAATACGGATTCAAGTGGGCTTTGGATAACTACAAGAACAGGTTCAGGTAATCAGCCTATTTATAGGAATGGAAGTTCTTTTGGCTTAATTGGAAGTAGTTCATCGTCAGTACCTACGGCATCAATTAAAGGTTTATGTGTTGATTATAACAACGGACAAATAATCTACCAATACAGTAGTTATAACATTTGTGCAAGAAGCTATGGCAATGGCTTAAGCAGTAACGAAAGTGCAGCTTATTCATCTGCATTAAACAATTATTTTACATTATTAGGGTTAAACATATACTAAGATATGACAGAAGTTTATTTAATACCGACCAATTTAGATTTACAATACTTAATTACTTTTATAGGTACTGAAGGTACTGTTATAAATCCTGTTAAGGATGCAGATGGAAATTATATAATTAGTCAAGAGATTTGGGATAGTTATGAGTTTACTGAGTCGAGAGCTACGTTAGAGGGAGAAGGATATGTGTTTATATTGATTGATTATAACCCTATAATATATCCTCCCGGTCCCTTAAAAGATGAGATAGGAAGCGAATAGATTAAATATGCTATCTTTGTAGTATAAATAAAATCAAATGGCAAAATTAAGTAAGAAAGAATTAGAGAGGGTACAAGGTATGCTCAATGCATTTAATCAATCAAAGATGCAGTTGGCTGATGCTGAGTTAGCAAAGAGGTCAATCATCAACGAGATTGATAAGATAAAAGAGGAGTACACCAAGATAGAGGCAGAGATGGCTGATAAGTATGGTGGCGGAGACTCTATAAGAATTAATGTTCAGACAGGACATATAGAAAAGAAAAAAGACAAATAAGCAAATGGGATACATAGCAAATTACGCACAAGCAACAGCACCATCATTAACCGATAAGGTTATAGGTACTGACGTAGATAATAACAACGCAACAAAGAACTTCACTATACAAGATATATTAGGGTTAGGTGGGGTTACACTTACAAATGTTTTATCTGCTGAAGACGTTGCAGTATCTCAAGGACCATCTACAACAAACTCATTGTATCAGATAGTTATCGGTGGGGCACAGGGCACAGCATCTGACCCTGTTATGTTGGATGCATCAGGTAACATTACATTTAACCAAGCAGGTACATACTTGCTAATAGCACAAGGGTGTTTTGGAAGGTCAAATGGAGGAGCTTCTGCATTAGTTCACTTTGGTACTTTTATTGATGGAGTTCAAGAGGGAGCAAGTCAGAGTGTAGGTATTAAGGATGCAGGAGACAAGATTCCATATGAGAGGACTGTTCCTATTGTTGTGACTGCAGGTCAGATTCTAAACTTTAGAATGTCAAGAGATAGTGGATTTTTTAATGAAGGGTCTTTAGTATCTTCTACTGATACAGATGGTCTTTTCACTATCACTCCCAACTTTAAGATAAATATATTAAAAGTAAAATAATGTCAGGTATTATTAGGAAGATATCTATAGGACCCGATTATAAATCCGGGGCTATGCACTACATAGTAGGGCAGGCTGTGGGTAGGGGTGCATATACCATCCATCTAATAATGTACGACAATAATAGTAATTCAATTAAAATATGGATTGAGGATGATAGTGAGGCGGTAATACTTTGGAAAGAGTTTACTTCAACTATGCCTGTGTCCATAGAGTATAACATAGAATTTTAAATGAGGTCACCCCATTCATTTATTGTAAAACCATTAAACAACAAGAGATACAACAACACCAAAGATATTGGTGGCATAGAGTTTATTGTAAGCACATCAGAAGAGGACCACAAGTTCTCTAATAGGTTTGCTGAGGTAGTTGAGACTCCTGTTGGGTATGATGGAAAAATCTCCAAGGGAGATACACTACTTGTACACCACAACGTATTCAAGTTCTATAACGATATGAAAGGGAGGCGTAAGAGTGGCAAGAGCTATTTCCAAGATGACCTATTCTTTGTAGAATTAGAGCAGTTCTACGCATATAAAAAAGATGGGACTTGGTACTCTTATGATAGGTATTGTTTTGTAAAGCCTGTACCTACAACAGAGTCCTATATATATAAACCATTTTCGGAGGAGCCACTTGTAGGATTAGTAAAGATATCCAACGACTACTTGATTAGCAAGGGTGTTAATAATGGAGATAGGATATCCTTCAAGCCTGAGAGCGAGTATGAGTTCGACATTGATGGCGAGAAGCTATACAGGATGTATGACCATCAGATAACAATGAAGCTATGAAGTTAGGATGGATTCAAAGGATATAAAATTAAAAATAATAGAAGCAGGGTATAAAGCAGTAGAGCAGCTAATAAAGGTTTCCAAGGAGGCTATTATAAAACACGACCCGGAGGATGATATCTCTGCTGACAGATTAAAGAACGCAGCAGCTACAAAGAAGTTAGCTATATTCGATGCGTTTGAGATATTGAATAGGATTGAAGCTGAGAAGGAGGCGTTAGAGTCTTTGAAGAACGGTCCTAAGAAGACAGATACAAAACAGGGATTTGCAGAAAGACGGTCTAAATAGAAACTTACATAGGGTTATAGAAGACTATATACCAAAGACAGTCCTTGTGAATAAGAACAAGGCTAAGACTTGGACGTATGGATATGACAGTAAGTATGACTTAGTTATAATATCTAAGGACGGAACGTTAGGAGATGTCATCGAGATACAGAGTCTAAGAATAGGGCTACCTGCTAAACCGAAGGAATGCTTTAAGAGACATAAGAAAAAATCTGAGCAGTATTGGGAGAGGGCAGATATACCAAAGGAATTAAATAAGATACAGTCTATATTCCAATGGAATGAGAAGCCATCTGAGTTTAAGGATAGATGGGTGGACTATATTGAGAAAGAGTTTGAGAGAAGAGAAGATGGGATGTGGTTTATGTCAAACGGTATCCCTACATATATCACAGGCTCTCACTATATGTACTTGCAATGGGCTTCTATTGATGTAGGATACCCTGACTTCAGAGAGGCTAACAGGCTATTGTTCTTACATTGGGAGGCTTGCAGGGCAGACAAACGTAGCTTTGGTCAAGACTATCTAAAGATAAGACGTTCAGGTTTCTCATTTATGAGTTCATCTGAGTGTGTGAATACAGGGACACTCGCAAAGGATGCGAGGGTTGGTATGCTATCCAAGACAGGGGGCGATGCAAAGAAGATGTTTACGGATAAGGTCGTGCCAATAAATAGCAGGCTACCTTTCTTCTTTAAGCCTATTATGGATGGTATGGATAAGCCTAAGACTGAGTTAGCATTTAGGATTCCTGCATCAAAGATTACAAAAAAGAATATGTACGACACATCTACTGATGAGTTGTACGGATTGGATACCACTATAGATTGGAAGAACACAGATGATAACTCCTATGATGGGGAGAAGCTATTGCTGTTAGTCCACGATGAGAGTGGTAAGTGGTTGAAGCCAAACAATATATTAAATAATTGGAGGGTTACTAAGACCTGTCTACGATTAGGTAGCAAGGTTATTGGTAAGTGTATGATGGGTTCTACATCTAATGCATTAAAGAAAGGTGGAGAGCAGTTTAAGAAATTATATAGAGACTCTGATGTTACAAACCGTAACTCTAATGGTCAGACTAAGAGTGGACTATACTCCTTGTTCATTCCAATGGAGTGGAATATGGAGGGGTTTATAGACAGGTATGGTATGCCTGTATTCAGGACACCTGAAGAGCCTGTACTTGGGATTGATGGCGAGGAGATAACTCAGGGTGCTATAGACTATTGGAAGGGCGAGGTTGACTCTTTAAAAAGCGACCCTGATGCATTGAATGAGTTTTACAGACAGTTCCCAAGGACAGAGTCACACGCATTTAGAGATGAGAGCAAGCAGTCTATATTTAATCTAACCAAGATATATCAGCAGGTTGAGTATAACGACTCATTGATTATGGAGCACCACGTAACTCGTGGGTCTTTCTCTTGGAAGAATGGTATAAAGGATACAGAGGTAGTATTCAACCCTGACAAGAGGGGACGGTTCTATGTATCGTGGACACCAAGTAAAAACTTACAGAACAGGGTAGTAGAAAAGAATGGAGTAAAGTATCCGGGCAATGAGCATATGGGTGCGTTCGGATGTGATAGCTATGACATATCAGGAGTAGTTGGTGGCGGTGGCTCTAATGGGGCACTACACGGAAAGACTAAGTTTAGTATGGAAGATGCACCAAGCAATCAGTTCTTCTTAGAGTATATAGCAAGACCTGATACGGCAGAGATATTCTTTGAGGATGTGCTAATGGCTTGCGTATTTTATGGTATGCCACTCCTGTGTGAGAATAACAAGCCGAGACTATTATACCATTTTAAGAATAGAGGGTATAGGGGGTTCAGTATGAACAGACCCGACAAGCCTGCTAACAAGCTCTCTAAGACAGAAAGAGAGCTTGGGGGTATACCCAACTCAAGTGAAGACGTTAAACAGGCTCACGCCTCTGCTATAGAGTCTTACATAGAAGAGCACATTGGCTTCAAGTCTGAGGACGAGATGGGCGATTGTGTATTCGTAAGAACCTTAGAGGATTGGGCAAAGTTTGACATATCGAACAGAACTAAATTTGATGCGTCTATTAGCTCAGGTTTAGCTATAATGGCAACGCAGAGGCATCTATATTTTACTGAGAAAAAAGTATCAAAAATAAAGATTAACTTTGCAAGGTATAGTAATAGAGGCAATACAAGCGAAATAATTAGATGAAAGAGGTACAAATTAATATATCATCTACAAGTTTTCCAAATCAATTTGTGTCGGATGCAGAGAAAAAAACTGTCGAGTTCGGGTTACAGATTGGTCAGGCTATTCAGTATGAGTGGTTTAGAAAGGATGGAAATTCTTGTAGGTACTACAGTCAATGGAGAGACTTCCAACGATTAAAATTATATGCAAGAGGTGAGCAGTCAGTAGGTAAATATAAAAATGAGCTTGCTGTTGATGGAGATTTAAGTTATCTAAACTTAGATTGGACACCTGTACCTATACTTCCAAAGTTTGTTGACATAGTTGTTAACGGTATGCAAGACCGTATGTTCGAGCCAAAGGCATATGCACAGGATGCTATGTCTATGTCTAAGCGAAGCAAGTATCAGCAGATGATAGAAGGGCAGATGGTTGCAAAGCCTATGCTTGAGATTATACAAGAGAAGACAGGGGCTAATCCTTTCACGATGAATCCTGATGAGCTTCCTAATACTGATGAGGAGTTGGCTTTATATATGCAGCTTAACTACAAGCCTGCAATAGAGATTGCAGAGGAAGAGGCTATAAGCACAATATTTGAAAGTAATAAGTATAACGACATAAGAAAGCAGCTTGACTATGACCTTACCGTATTAGGTATAGGATGTGCCAAGCACGAGTTCCTTCCCGGTGGAGGAGTAAAACTAAACTATGTAGACCCTGCTAATATTGTATACAGCTATACTGAAGACCCTCACTTTAAAGATTGTTTTTATTGGGGAGAGATTAAGACTGTACCTATTACTGAGCTTGTTAAGATTGACACAAGTCTAACCAATGAAGACTTAGAGACAATATCTAAATACTCTCAAAGTTGGTATGACTACTATGATGTTGCTCAATTCCAACAGAATGATATGTTCTATAAGGATACTGCGACTCTACTTTACTTTAACTATAAGACCACTAAGAAGGTCGTATACAAAAGAAAGGTAAAGGATAATGGTAATGTATCTATGGTCGAGAAAGACGATAGCTTTAACCCACCTGAAGATATGCAAGAGGAAGGGAAATTTGAAAAGGTTTCTAAGACTATTGATGTATGGTATGAGGGTGTTATGGTTATGGGTACTAACATTATACTCAAGTGGGATATGATGGAGAATATGGTACGACCACAGTCTGCCACTCAACACGCTATACCTAACTATGTATGTGTTGCACCAAGAATGTACAAGGGAGTTATTGAGTCTTTAGTTAGAAGGATGATACCATTCGCTGACTTGATTCAGATTACTCACCTAAAACTACAGCAGGTTATATCGCGGGTTGTACCTGATGGTGTATTTATTGATGCAGATGGTCTAAGTGAAGTAGACTTAGGTACGGGAGCAGCATACAATCCTGAAGACGCTTTGCGACTATACTTCCAAACGGGTAGTGTAATCGGAAGGAGCTATACAGGAGATGGAGAGTTTAATAATGCAAGGGTTCCTATTCAGGAGCTAAACTCTAATTCGGGTGCATCCAAGACTCAGATGCTTTTAACTAACTACAATCACTACCTAAACCAAATAAGAAATGTAACGGGACTTAATGAGGCAAGAGACGGAAGTTCTCCTGACCCTAATGCATTAGTAGGATTGCAGAAGTTAGCAGCATTAAACTCTAACGTAGCTACAAGGCATATACTACAAGGTAGCCTATATATATGTAGGAGTCTATCTGAGGCTATAACATACAGAGTAGCTGATATCCTTCAATACTCTGACTTTAAGGATGAGTTTATAAATCAGATTGGCAAGTACAATGTGTCTATACTAAGTGATATAAAGGACTTATATATATATGACTTTGGAATATTCATTGAGATGTCTCCTGACGAAGAGCAGAAGGCAATGCTTGAGCAGAATGTTCAGATGGCTTTGTCTAAGGGAGATATAAACCTTGAGGACGCTATTGACATTAGAGAGATACGAAATCTTAAACTCGCCAATCAATTGCTAAAGGTTAAGAGAATATCTAAGCAAGAGAGAGAAGAGAAGATGGCTATGCAGCAGCAGCAGATGCAAGCTCAACAGCAGGCTCAGTCTCAGCAGTTAGCAGCACAGGCAGCTCAGATGAAGATACAGGCAGAGACTCAGGCTAAGATGCAGTACAGACAGGCTGACGTAGCATTCGAGATTGAGAAGATGAAGAACGAGGCTATGTTGAAATCTCAGTTGATGGATAAAGAATTTCAACTTAATCTTCAATTAGCACAGATGAACTCACAAGCGTTATCTGATAGAGAGTCTTCAAGAGAGGATGCTAAGTCAAACAGAATTAGCCAACAGAATACAGAGCAAAGCAAGTTAATTAACCAAAGAAAGAATAATCTACCTCCATTAAACTTTGAATCAAACGAGGATAGCTTAGATGGTTTTGACTTTGCTGAGTTTAACCCAAGATAATGAGCAAAAAAAACTATAATATATTTTGCCTAAATTTGCAAACAATTAAATCAAACACATAATGGAATTTAAAGTTAAAGCGGTAGAAGTCGGAGAAGAGAAGTCAACTCAAGAAATAGAAAGAGAATTACTTGAGAAGCACGAGGAAAAATTAAACCAAGAGGGAGCACCTGATGTTGAGGTTCAAGAGACACCAAAGGTAACCCTTCAAGAGGAAACTCCTCAAGTAGAGGAGCCGACTAAAGAAGTAGAAACACAATCTCAGGAGCTTACGCTAACTGAGGAAGACGTTCTTAAATTTATTGGTAATAAATACGGAAGAGAAATCAATTCACTTGATGAGTTCAATCAAGCGAGAGAGGAGAGCGACCCTCTCCCTGAGGATGTATCCAAGTATTTACAATACAAAAAAGATACAGGTCGTGGCATTAATGATTTTATGCAATTGCAAAAGAATTATGATGACGCAGAGCCTGAGCAACTGCTACGAGATTATCTTAGTGCAACCGAGAAAGGGTTGGATGCAGAAGACATTGACATTCTTATGGAGGATTATTCCTATGATGAGGACATTGATGACGATAGCTACATTAAGAAAACCAAGTTAGCAAAAAAGAAGACAATTGCTAAAGCCAAAGACTACTTTGCAGAGCAACAGGAAAAATACAAAGTTCCTCTCGAGTCGAGAAGGGATGGTCTTCCTGATAGCGAAGCGAAAGAGTTGGAGGAATATAGACAATATATAGCTGACGCTAAGACGATAGATGAGCAAAACTCTCGCAAGAGAGAGGTGTTCTCGAAAAAGACAGATGACGTATTCAACGAGTTCAAAGGTTTTGAGTTCAAATTAGGCGAAGACAAATCTATTTCTTTTTCACCGGGAGATGCTGCTGAACTTAGAAAGAGTCAATCAGACCCCTCAAACTTTATTAAAAAGTTTTTGGATGAAGATGGAATCATAAGTGATGCGGAGGGATACCACAAGTCTTTAGCAATGGCGATGCATCCTGACAAGTTTGCTAAGTTCTTTTACGAACAAGGCAAGAGTGCTTCGGCAGATGAGCAGATGAGGAAAATGAAAAATGTCAATATGACAACTCGCTCTGCTCCTGAAGTAACACAATCGAAATCAGGTATGCAAATTAAATCTTTGAACAAAGACTCAGGTCGTGGTTTAAAGATTAGGAAAAGATAATTAATAAAAAAGTTTAACATTTAAAAAAAAAAGAAAAAAAAATTATGGCAGTATTAGCTACCCCGGGTTTTGATTTAACCCCAAGTGCTCAACAAGTACCGTTGAGTACAAATTACATCACTAACTTCGACTTCTTGAATCAGTATCTTCCTGATACCTACGAGAAAGAATTCGAGCGTTATGGAAACAGAACAGTATCCTCATTCCTTAGAATGGTTGGAGCTGAAATGCCTTCTAACTCAGACCTTATCAAATGGGCAGAGCAAGGAAGACTACACACTAAATACACAGACGTTACAACAGGTGCAGCAGCAGCAGCAGACGTTGCTACATTTACAGTAAATGACGTTTTAGTTCCTGCATTAGCATCAGCAGCAACAACACTTGAGGCTGTTGCTATTCGAGTTGGACAGACAGTTATGATTACTCGTAATACAGCAGTTGTAGGTGACACAAATAGCATAAAAGCTATAGTAACAGCAGTTGGTTCAGGTACTACAAATCGAGAGATTACAGTTGCATTTTATGACGCAGCCGGTATTACTAACACAGCAGCAGCAGACAAGTTTACAGTATTTGTTTATGGTTCTGAGTTCAAAAAAGGAACTGAAGGAATGGTTGGCTCATTAGAGTCTGACGATTACATCTTCGAGAACTCTCCAATCATCATCAAAGACAAGTACGCAGTATCAGGTTCTGATATGGCACAAATTGGATGGGTTGAGGTAACTACTGAAAATGGAGCTAACGGATACCTATGGTACTTAAAGTCTGAGCACGAAACTCGTTTACGTTTTGATGACTACTTAGAGACTGCAATGATTGAAGCAGTTCCGGCAGCCGCAGGTTCAGGAGCAGCAGCAGCAGCCGTAGGAGCTAAAGGTTCTGAAGGTATCTTCTACGTTGTTAACAACCGAGGAAACGTATGGGGCGGAGGTAGCCCAACTACTCTTCTTGAGTGGGATAGTATTATCTCAAGACTTGACAAGCAAGGTGCGATTGAAGAAAACGTAGTATTTGTTAATAGAGATTTCTCTTTTGACATTGACGATATGTTAGCTGCTCAATCAAGCAACGCAGCCGGTGGTGTATCTTATGGTCTATTTGACAATGAGAAAGATATGGCATTGAACTTAGGTTTCACAGGATTCCGTAGAGGATATGACTTCTACAAGTCTGATTGGAAATACCTAAACGACCCAACTATGCGTGGTGGATTAACAAGCGGAGCAGTAAACGGACTATTAGTTCCTGCCGGTTCTACTTCAGTATACGACCAAGTAATGGGTAAAAACGCAAAGCGTCCATTCTTGCACGTTCGATACAGAGCTTCTGAAACTGAAGACAGACGTTACAAAACGTGGATTACAGGTTCAGCAGGTGGAGCACAAACTTCAAGCTTAGATGCTATGGAAGTACACTTCTTATCTGAGAGAGCTGTATGTACGTTAGGTGCAAACAACTTCTTCTTATTCCAAGACTAAGAAGTAAATTAATAATGGGATGGGGCTACATATGTAGCCTCTCCCTTTTTTTTAAGAATTAAATTAGAATTAAATGAAAAATAAAAACAAAGTATTTGAAGCTAAGTCTTACAGGCTTACAAGAGATGTAGCACCTTTATCTTTTATGCTACCGACACAAAACAGTAGAAGATTCCCATTAATGCATTTTGACGAAGACGCAGGTACTAACCGAGAGCTTCGATATGCACGAAACCAAAAGTCCCCATTTGTAGAAGAGCAAGATGGAAATGCCATTCTTGAACCCGTAATATTTGAAGATGGGCTACTTCACGTTCCAAAAGAAAACCAAGTATTACAGCAGTTCTTACACTACCATCCCTTAAACGGAGTACAGTTTCAAGAAATAAACAAGGCTAAGGATGCCACAGAAGAGGTAGACTACCTATTAGTTCAAGCAGACGCATTGATAGAGGCTAAGTCACTTAGCTTAGAACAGCTTGAGAATGTATGTCGTGTACTCTTTGGTATGGATACATCAAAGACATCCACCGCAGAGATGAAGCGAGACATATTAGTATTTGCTAAGAACAATCCAAGTGACTTCTTAGATGTTATAACAGACCCTGAGCTACAGTTAGTAGGAACGGTTCAAAGATTCTTTGACCAAGGGCTATTAACATTTAGAAAAAGTAACAAAGAGGTATGGTTTAATTTATCTTCCAATAAAACAAAGTTATTAAATGTACCTTTTGGAGAAGAAGGTATAGATTTAGTTGTCTCTTATATGAAGAGCGATGATGGTATAGATATATTAAAACACCTTGAATCACTATTAGACTAACAAGTTACTCTACCAATATACAAAGACTCCGCAAAAATGTGGGGTCTTTTTTTTTGCCTATCTTTGTAATAAAATAAGAGCAGATGATTAACTCGGTCCGACAGACGGTAATGTCTGTATTGAACAAAAATAATTACGGGTACATAACCCCATCTGATTTCAACTTGTTTGCAAAGCAAGCTCAGTTAGATATCTTTGAGAATTATTTCTATCAGTACAACTACCAATTAATGAAAGAAAATGCCCGTCAATCAGGAACGGGTTACGCAGATATTACGAAAGGTATAGAGGAGGTAATAGACTCTTTCTCAGTAACGCTACCATTGCTACAGAACGCAGGTAGTCAGTATTTCTTACCATCTCCAACAACAACTAACAATAGCTACTATCTTATTAACAAGGTATTAATCTATACTAATCAATTGGCAAGTGGTACTACAGATGCAGTTAATGCAACATTTACGCTTGTAGAGGACTCTACAGCAGACTTTACGGCAAGTGGTGTATCAGTAGGAGATATCGTATCAACGGTAACAGGAGGCGTTACATACAATACTATAGTGGCATCTGTGAACAGCTCTACTCAGTTAACAGTAGGAGCTACGTCAGGCGTAAATGTATGGGACCCTATTGGTAAGACTTATAATATATATAGGGCATCAGACATAAAGGAAGCAGAGAAGGTAAGCAATAGCAAGATTACTATGCTAAGTAATTCTATCCTTACTGCACCAAACCTAACATTCCCTGCATACGCACAGGAGGGTGACTTCTTGGATTCTTATCCAAATACGATAAGTAATATAGGGCAGTTGATTTCTCAGTACATTAGATTCCCATTTGCACCTAAGTGGACATTCATAACATTAGCAAGTGGAGAGCCTGTATTTGATTCAGGAAGTGCTGACTATCAAGACTTTGAGCTACCATTGGACGATGAGGTTAACTTGGTTAACAAGATTCTACAATACGCAGGTATGTCGATTAGAGAGATTCAGGCAGTACAGTTTGCACAGGCTGAGGACAACGAGAATACAGCATCAGAAAAATAACATATGGCATATATATCACAATATCAATACTACGAAAATGGAGGGGCAAGCCCTGAAGATGAAAATTGGGGTTCATACCAATATGTTTCTTTAGAGGATATAGTAAATAATTTTATGTTAATGTACGCAGGGAACCACTCATTGGTAAACAACGAGCCTCGCTACAAGGTATTGTTCCACGCAAAGAGGGCGATACAAGAATTAAACTATGACGCATTTAAAGAGAGCAAGATATTAGAACTAAATGTTGGGGCACAGCTTAGGTATGTGCTACCATCAGACTATGTAAATTGGATTAGAGTGTCAATGTACCGTGATGGTCTATTGATGCCATTGACTGAAAACATTCAGACCAATTGGTCAAGTGCATACCTACAAGACAATAACGATAGGATACTATTCGATATAGACGGTAACGCATTAAGCCCTCAGAACTCAAACTTAGACCAAGATAGATTAGATGGGACTAAGCAGTCTATATACCTAAACCAAAACTCTGAGTATTATGGGAGAGCAGGTTGGAATATTGATGGGGCTTGGTACTTTGACTATGGGATAGGTGCTCGATACGGATTGAATACAGAGACTGCAAATGCAAACCCTACATTTAAGATAGATGCCAAGGGTGGTGTAATAAACTTTAGCTCAGGTATTGAGGGAGAGCTTATTGTGCTTGAGTATGTGTCTGATGGTATGGAGAATGGAGACGACAGCAAGGTAACTGTTAATAAGTTATTTGAAGACTTCATCTACGCTTACATTGAGTATGCTATATTAAATAGCAAGGTAGGTGTACAAGAGTATGTCGTAAGGAGAGCACAGAAGAGAAAGACGGCATTACTTAGAAACGCAAAAATAAGAATTAGCAATATACATCCGGGAAGATTATTAATGAATCTAAGAGGAAGAGATAAGTGGTTAAAATAATATGGCGAATATTCAAAGAAACTTTATAGCAGGTAGGATGAATAAATCAGTCGATGAGCGACTCGTTCCAAACGGGGAGTACATTGATGCATTAAACATTCGTATGGGGTCAACAGAAGGCTCTGAGATAGGTGTCCTTGAAAACTCTAAAGGGAATACTCAGCTAACAACGTTAGAGTATAATGGCGAGGCACTATCTGCTAACGCAAGGTGCATAGGAGCATTTGACGATGGAGCCAATGAGACTATGTATTGGTTTATACACGACTCAAACTTTGGTCAAGGCTCACCTACAGGTAAACTTGATATGGTAGTGTCCTATAATGTGAACACTACGGTAGTTGTATACCATCTAATAAGTATCAATGATGGTGGTGGTGTCAATACCACACTAAACTTTAATCCTGAGTACCTAATAACAGGCGTAAATAAAGTTGAGGACTTGTTATTCTTTACAGACAACTTCAATCAGCCAAGGGAAATAAATGTTAAGAGAGGTTACTCTCAGCCCGTGGCAGGTGTAGATGGGTTTGATTATGATGACATATTGGTAATAAAGAGACCACCATCAGCAGCACCTGAAGTAGCTCTTGTTACCACATCTCCAAACGAAACATTCTTAGAGGAGAGGTTTATATGCTTTGCTTATAGATACAAGTATGCTGATGATGAGTATTCAGCTACATCTCAATGGACAGACCCTGCATTTGTACCAAGAGCTTTTGAGTTCTCTTTTGAAAGTATGTTAAATGAGGGTATGATTAATGAGTTTAATCAAGCACGGGTAACCTACAATACAGGTGGTCCATTGGTAAAAGGTATAGATATATTATTTAAGGATGCAGATAGCCCTACTATAAAGATAATAGAGAAGATTGATAAGGCGAAAGCAGGTCTTACGGACAATGCAGAAGAGAGCTTTACATTCACAAATAGTAAGATATTTACAATACTCCCTGAGTCAGAGATACTAAGACTATACGATAGCGTACCATTACTAAGTAAGGCTCAGACAGTTATGGGCAACCGACTTATGTACGGTAACTATACTGAAGGATTTGACTTGATAGACAATGACGGCAACAATGTTAGGTTTGATTACACTACTTCTCAGAACTCTGTATCTCTTAGTACAGATACTATTGAAGGTACACTATCAGCAGCAACCTATACCATAAGTGGAACAGATGCACCTACGGATACTTTGGTTTCATTTGAATTTCCTTTAAGTATAGAACTAAAAGCAGGAGCATCTCTTACGTTCTCATTTTCATTCAATCACTTTGGTTGGTCATCAGGAAGTACAACACCTACACCTACATCTAATAATGGAGATGGCAATCCTCTTGAGTTTACATTCGCTCTTACAAGAGACTATGTGAGTGTGTACGACTTATGGCTAAGTGATGAGTGGCAAGAGGCGATAGGAATATCTTTACCCGGTGGTAATATTCAGCCAATGGCTACAGCAGAAGATGGGACTACATTAACAGATTTATATAACACTATATTTGCTGACATTCTTAATGGTGCATATGAAAAATATCAGAGTGGTATAAGTGCTATTGAACAAGCAATTATAACTACGGCTTCAGCAGGGTCAGGTATAATTACCTTTCAGTTCCCTGCTATACAATACCAAGATAATATTACTGCTGCTAATGTATATACGGAATACTTATCTGTTGTTGACCCAACTATAGAATACTTGTCAACAGGAACTCAGAAGAGCTTACATAGCAATAGAGGATATGAGATAGGGATAGTATATATGGATGAGTTCAATAGGTCCACTCCTGCATTAGTTAGTGAGAACAATACGGAGCACTTCCCTTGTTCTACTTGCGACACAGCTAATAGTATTGACGTAACTATACCAACCACACAGCTTGCTCCATTTTGGGCAAAGAAATATAAGTTTGCAATAAAGCCTGACAGAGAAACTTACGAGACTATATACTCAAATATATATTTTACAGAACCCGGCAGTAGTGATACATACTTCTTACTTGAGGGAGAGAACGCTGCCAAGATAACAGATGGACAGAGGTTAATAGTAAAGAGAGATGTTAGGGGTTCGGCAGATAGCTGCCTATATGCTACAGTATTAGAGAAAGAAGCAAAGCAAGAAGATTTTATTGACGTTCCATCATCTGAAAATCCTGACATTGATTTACCTATACCAAGTGGTGTGTATATGAAGATAGACAACACTAACTTATCCGTAAATAATACAGATAACTCTATTATAAATCTAAGAGGACCGGATGCTAAGTCAAATCAATCAGGTATATCACCTCGAATAGTTGTTCCTATGAATATATTTAATCCAACATCAGGAGTTTCAGAGGATTTTGATATACCACGAGGCAGTAGGATTGTGCTTTATTATAGAAATATTAGAGAAGGTGGTGGACTTCTTGGGAGATGTGAAAAAAGAGAGTACCAATTGGATGTAGTATATACAGCGTCTGCTGATTATGACAATATGTATGATTGGTTTGTAGGCGATAATATTGATTTGACATTGAATAATGGGGCTATAAATGTAGGTCCTCAGTCAAATGAATTTTTAGACCCAACTCCGGGAACCCCTGTTCCTCTTACGGGTACTACGGTTCCTCGTTTGGGAAATAGTGTAAGTGTAAATAAATGGCAATTCTTTAGATTTACTTCAAGTAATTCTTTAGTATTGGCTATAACAGGTGCTCAGGCTTGTGGGTCAAGTGATAAGAGACAGTCTTTTCTCGAAGCTCACGTAACCGTATACAGGGCAGATGAGACAGTAGTATTTGAAAGCGAACCACTTGATGCATCTCCTGATATTTGGTATGAGTCTTCTGAGTCATTTGGAATTGTTGAAGGTACAAATAAGTGTCGTATAGAGTTAGGTGTTGCAACAGCAGAGCCTACAGCTATTGCATTTAACTATCTTGATTTAGATGGAAGAAGTCAGCAAATAGTATTGCAGCCCGGAACGGCACTCTTTGTAAATGGTATATGTGGTAGTGCAACGGTATCTCCTACTACACCGGCTACTCTTCCTGTTACAATATTTGATACAGCATTAGCAGCAGGAACACATTTGGGTAATGTTCAAGACCAAGTCCTTAGCTCATCCACTCCTGCCATATGCGAAACAAACTTCTTTAACTGCTTTACGTTTGGAAATGGTGTAGAGAGCTATAAGATTAGAGATAGTGCCATTGGTAAACCTTTTGCACTTGGCAACAGGGTTACATCCACACAGGCAAATGAGGTTGAGCAGGTTAATCGCTTTGCTGATATTACCTATAGTGGTACATACTCAGACGAGTCAAATGTAAACAGGCTAAATGAGTTTAATAGAGGGCTACTTAACTTCAAGCCACTCGAAGAGTCTTTTGGTCCTGTGGAAATACTATTCGGTAGAGAGACAGACGTACTGATTCTACAAGAAGATAAGATATCATACATATTAGCAAGTGGTAAGAATTTACTTTCTGATGCAGCAGGTGGAAGCACCCTTACCTCAGTACCTCAAGTATTAGGAACTCAGATAGCAAGGATTGAGGAGTTTGGTATCAGTAATAACCCTGAGAGCTTTGCTCAATGGGGACCTGATAAATACTTCACAGACGCAAAGAGAGGAGCTGTATTGAAACTTACAGGGGCGAGTGGTCCGAGTGATTCATTAGAGATTATCTCTCAGAATGGTATGAGAACTTGGTTTAGAGACTTGTTCCTTGTATCAATGGATAAACAGAAACTTGGTGGCTTTGACCCATATATGAATGAGTATGTCATCACAGCTAACCAACAAGACTTACCTGCACAGATTGAATGTGTGGACTGCAATATATCTCAAACGGTAACAATAACACCTGAGACTCCCTATAACAGATGCTTTGAATTAGGTGCAGCGATTGGAGAGACTATTATGGGTTGGGGTGCTTCAATAATTAACCAAGGAGATGTTCTTGACTACGATGTAATCATTACCTATAATGGAAATGTAACGCAGATATTAGGGTCGAGTAGTGGTACAGGTACACTCATATTCCAAAAGGATACGATAAATGTAACTGAGGTAACAATACAGATATTATCAAGGGTTCCAATGAATATTAATTTTACGGTAGGATGTCCTTTATCTGAGACTATTAGTATCGTTGAGGTGTGTGTGACGAGTCCGAATGAAGAGGGACTACAAGTTCATAACCAACACAGGTTTGTGGATGGTACATATACATCACCCCTAACATCAAACCAAGTAAAGTTTGGAACAGACGTAGGTAACCCTGTGGTGTCATACTATGATGTTACAACAGGACCACAAGGTGTTGGGGCAATACCACCGAATGGTGCGAGTATGACCCTTACATTCAATAAGCTGAGTGGAGATAGTGCGACATTTGATACAGCTACAAATGACTTTAAGTTTTTAAGGAGTAGTACAAACTATCCAAATACACAGGCATCTATTGCAACCCTTTTAGCTGCGGCTACGTCAATGACTACAGATACAGGTGGAGCACCCAATACATATACGGGTACTTTTACTGTACCTAATGGAAGTAATGGAGATTTTTTATATCTTATATATGACTATAGAAAACCTAACAATGTCAACTTGTGTTTTGGTGCAGACTTGGAATCTTCTTGTTGTGGATGTTAAAAAGAAAATAATTAGAATTAAAAAATGGCAACAGTAAACGTATATATAGACGGAACAACACTAAGCAACTCTACTGCGGTTTATACAGACGCAGGGCTAACAACTTGTGCAACAGCAGGTTTCTACTCTGATGGTAGTATATCAAGAGAGCAAGTGGTTAGTGGAGGTACTTGTTACCTATTACCAAATCAGACTTGCCCTTCTTGTGTAACAGAGTGTGGAGGTCCTACCGTATCAGTATCATCAGGTGTAACAGGGTACTATATTTTAGATATAGACACAGGTGGAACATCTACAGATACAGGGGCTATAGTGATTAGCTTTAATCCTGCAAGTGTACCGGATGGTATAAGAGCCGTATACAATGGAGTTACTTACAATAAGCTAAGTGCTCCTGCTTATGGCAAACTACAGTCAACAGGTATCAATGACCCTTTTACATTTATTGGAAATGCAGGAGATGATTGTGGTCTTAGTGGTAGTTCCTACACTTTGGACGAGTATGAGTACGATGGTACTTCTTTTGTGGCTACAGGTAACACTCAGGGCATAACAGTAAACTCAGTAGATGTACAGTTAACAGCTACTGCACCGGGGCTTTGTGTTATGGTTATACCAAAACCTACAGCATCGCCTTCTATTATAAGGATTGAAATTGCAGCAGCTTGTGCAGGTACAGGGTTCGGTATCACAACAGCGTGTCCAACACAATTGACATCTTTCGCAGCATCTTCAAGACAGGTATCAGATGTAGCAGCCTGTGCTGAGACTACCTATCCCGTAACGCTTTATAATGTTCCTGTAACGGGAACAGCAGGAGTACCTGCGTTACACGACTATGTGTTCACAGATGCAAGCGGACAATTTGCTCCGGCAGATGGTTTCTATAAGACTGTAGACGCAGCCGTTGAATATAGCATTCAAGTTGTAGATGGAATAATTGACACGGTAATTACCTGTCCATAAAGAAAATAAGATATGAGTGAAGTAATAGCAGGAAATAATTATACACTAACTTACGATAGAGGGGTTACGGGATTCCCGTCATTCTATTCGTACTACCCTGATTTTATGATGGGTATGAATAACTATTTTTATACTTGGAAGGGAGGCAACCTATACAGGCATAATACAAACGAGACTCGCAATAATTACTATGGTGTTCAGTATACCTCGCAAGTGATATCAGTATTCAATGACTCTCCCTTAGAGAATAAGCTGTTCAAGACTATAGAGCTTGGAGGAGATGACCGTTGGGATGTTGCATTGATTAGCGACCAACAGACCACAGGATTTATTGATGAGGATTGGTTTGAGGAGAAGGAGGGTACATTCTTTGCTTTCGTTAGAAATAGTGGAACGGTTCCTGCAACATTAGACCAATACGCATTACGTTCAGTAAATGGCTTAGGTACAAGCTCTAATATCACTACGGTAACTACAGTATCTACGATTGACTTTAATGTCAATACTCCGGTTGGTAGTATTATAAGCATTGGGGACTATGTATATTGGGGCAGTAGTACACCTACTTTGTTTGGTGTAGTCACAGCAATAAACCAAAACTTACCACAGGGTATTAACAATGTGGTTGTCAACAACTCAACAGGTGCAGTTCCTGTTGGGACAGCAGAGTATATACTATACATAAAGAACTCAGTAGCTGAGTCTCAAGGTATCTTGGGTCACTACGGACAGTTTACCCTGACAAACGACAACACATCTAAGGTAGAACTATACGCAGTATTATCTGAGGTTATGAAATCATTCCCATAATTTTTGTATCTTTGCTGTAATATGGATGAAGTTCAATTAGTACAACCCAATCCTGAATCTGTTTTGGAGAATATTATCCAACACAGAGGGGCATTATGGGAAAAGATTAATGAATTTAAAAGTCAAATGATATCTATGGAAGGAGTGGTATTACACCACACTAAAGAGATGGAGGAGACTATGCCATTAAAGCACCATATAAAAGATGGTATTTACACAAGAGAAGTTTTTATGCCAAAGGGTATGTTGGTATTAAGTTTTATTCATAAGGTAAACCACCCATCTTTTTTTTTAAGTGGAGAGATGTCTATCTTAACAGACAAGGCAGAGATAAAAAGAATAAAAGCACCTATGGTGGTGCAAACAGAAATAGGAACGCAAAGGGTGGCTTATATACACGAAGATAGTGTTTGGGTGTGTACTTATAGGACAGATGCAAAGACGGTTGAGGAAGCAGAAAAAGAAGTGTTTACCGAAGACTACAATGAGTTACCTGAATATGTTATAAAAGAAAAGAAGAAATTATGTCAGGAGTAATAGCAGGATTAGCAATAAGCACAGTTTCAGCAGGTGCATCGTTTGCTCAAGCAGCAAAGCAAAACAGCTTAAAGCGTCAAGCACAATCAGATGCAGAGCAGGCAATGGCTGCTGCAAGAGGGAAGTTGGATGTAAACTTTGCAGAGCAGATGTCTATAAAGAAAGAGGCATACGACTTGGAGAGACAGGCTATGTTAGTTCAAGGAGCACAGCTTACTCAGGCAGGTATAGAGAGCGAGAGAGGAGCAGCAGCTACAGCAGGTAGGGTGTTCGCTCAACAGCAGTTAGGGCAGCAGCAGATTAGGAGTGCTATGGCTGATGAGATGACAAATATTGAGGCAGCAGTCCTTGAGGAAGAGTCAAGGCTAAGAGACTTAGGAGTTGGCTTAGACTTAGAGGAGGTAGCAGGTCAGCAGATGATGGCAGCAGACGCACAGAGGGCGGCAGCAGCATCCACACAGCAAGGTTTCCAAAGTGCATTAGGTGCAGCAGAGTTAGCAGTAAAACAAGTTCCTTTGTATAGGGAAACAAGAGCAGACAGGTTGGCTCGAAAGGCATCCGAGGCGGCAGCTTTTCGAGCTGATGCTCTTGCGACAATACCAACGGCAGAATCATATAAGGGATTTAGCGTACAAACACCTCAAATGGGAACAGATTTTCTTATGCCAACAACTATTAACCCATTCGCTTTGAGTAGTGACCCTACCCTGTCAAATAAAAAACCTTTTGAATTTGATACAGATGTTTCCCTTTTTCCTATGCCCGGTTATACATATGACCCAATCACAGGAAAGTACAAAAAATAAAATAATAGAACAATATGCCAACAGGTTATAAATATGTAGAGAGAGACGCTCAGGATACTCAGATAAATTGGGCTGAGGTCGGAGCCAACTTTAGCGGTATGCTCCAAGAGGAGAATCGTGTAAGAGAAGAAAAGAAGGATGCTTTAGATGAGCAAGCAAGAGCCTATCAGAACTCATTAAACTCAATACCTACAGGACAGAATACACAGCTAAACGATGCTGCGTTAAATTTTGCAGCAGACTTGCAAGAGCAGGCTCTAATGCTAAATAAAAATCTAAAGGCAGGGTTACTAAGTCCAAGAGACTACACAAGGTATATGCAAAACCTTATGGACGGTACAAATCAAGCGTTTGGTCTATTTGATGATTACAATCAAGAGTATTCAAGGAAGATGAAGATGGTAGAGGATGGAACGCTTTCTCAGGTTGATTTAGAAATTATGGCTAACACCGAGTCGTTTGCAAACTTCCAAAATCACAGACTTGTAATAAACCCTGATGATAGTAAAGTAGCCTCTGCGAGAATGATTGAAGGACCTGACGGGACTTTAGTGCCTGACACTAACCCGAACCACTTAGCATTGGTATCAGTTCTTAGAGATAGGATAAGACAGACAGTACCCAAGTTTAATGTGATGGGTGTATCTGAACAGAGAGCGAAGGCTTTAGGTACTGACCAACGTACTATCATTGAGAGTATGGGTACTGCATATAAGGCAGGTATATTTAAGGATGTATCAGATATAAGACAAAGAGAACGCTACGGAGATAAGACAGATGCAGAGTATGCTAAGGAGCTTGGTATAAAAGAAGAGGATTTCAAGTCCATCTCATTGTTTTATGAGAGTCAAGATAAGTGGGCGAAGAGCCAAGTGTCATCAGCCGTTAATAGTATGGCAGGTGCGTCTACACTTGTAGACTTTATAACCTCTAAGGGTGGTACTCAGTACACTACAACATTTGACCCAAAGGGAGTATTCAATGAGGACGGAAGTCGAGACGAAACCATTATCCTACTTGAGAATAAGAATGGGAGGGTGGTATCAGATTTAACAGATATCCAACAGGCTAATGCGGAGCAGGCTTTAAAGGACCAATCAGAGAGTATGATTGATACTAAGGTTACAACGAAGACGGTGTTTACTGAAAAAGCTCCACCTGTAAGAAGCGGAGGCGGAGGCGGAAGCAGATATCCAAAAGGCGACAAGCCCCTAAGCGATAAACAATTATTCGGATACCTAAAAAACCTATGGGAAGGTACAGAGGGTCAAATAAACTCAGCAGAGAAGCGACTCCGTGGTTACAATCCGGACATAGTAAAAATAGAGAGGAATGACGAAGGAGTGTACATAACCTATCAAGACGAAGAATCAGGAAAACTACTTACAGAGACATTTGATTTTGCTAAGATGGATACTGAGGCAGATTGGATAGCAGGTATTTCATCTTTTGTGGGAGGGAGTGTAGTTGGAAAAGACTATATTAAAAAGTCACTTGAATGGTCAGGGTATGGCGAACCTCAAAGTCTAAAAAAATATGGTAAAACTTTTACTGACCAAGGAGAAGCCGTTCAACAAGAGAGAAAGAAGCTAACAAGAGATACTTTTTATGACAAAAACAATCAGACGGTTCTTGCAGAAATAGCAGACGTAGTTGAAGCGCAGAACGGGGATATAATAAAAGCTGATGAAATAAAGGGGTTCAATTCTTTTAAGGTAAAAAGAGCTGATGGTAAAATAGAAGAGTTTAATACAAACCAAGGAACTGTGTTGAAAGCTCGAAATGAGTTAAATAGATTTTATGAATTTATTAGGGGAGGCACTACCGAGGCTAAAGGAACTACAAAGGCAACTGATTATATAGGTGGTCTTAGAGAGCAATATCCTGACCTTAAATTTAAAACAACGGCAGGTGGTAGTGTACAGGTGTTTGATAGAAAAACTAAGAAGAGATTAGTGGAATCATATTACACAAACGAAAAAGGTAAAGGAAAAATAGAAGCTGCTATATCACCGTATGCACCTAAGCCTGTAACACCTACGGAAAACGTAAATACAAGTAAATACAACAAATAAATAATAATGAACGAAGAGGCAATACAAGACGCATACATCTTATTTAAAGGTGCAGGCTATAACAAATCAATTGAGGAGTTTAAATTATTAATGTCTACAAATAGTGAGGCGTTAAATGATTCATACATATTATTTAAAGATGCAGGCTATAATAATTCAATCGAAGATTTTAAGGTTTTAGTCGGTGCTTCCGTAAAAAAAAAAGGCAGTATGGAATCATTCTTGGTGGATGGTGCTTTGTA